CTACTTTCTATCAAATCTAGTCTATAAGCTTGAAAACATATAACAGTATAGTATTATGTTGTAAAATTAGGAATTATAGAGTATAATATTATAGAAATGGATATATGAGATTAATTTCAACATCGCTAGATAAGTATCTTCATGACGTTGGTATCTAGTATATTGATAATTATTTTATTAGTTATGATCCTGTTATATGTTTTCAAGCTTATAGACTAGATTTGATAGAAAGTAGATATAAGTTATGAAGGTATGGGTTAGTGGGTATACTAATGAATATAGAAATGTATTAGTTTATCCTAGTACTCTAGAAAGATTTGATGGAGTTGTTTGGGAATATAGTTCTAGTTTCTATCCTTGTATTAATTATATAGAAAATCCATATGTAGATGGTGGGATAGAATGGTTTAGTTATTTTGCAGGTTTTAATAGTGAATGGAGATTACTATGACTTATGTGTTGAATGAATCAAATGATGTTCTTAATACCCCTGTTAAAGAGCTATTTACAGCTGGTATAATAGCTTTTCTAGTTAAGGGAGTGAAGGTAGCCCAGGTTATGCACACTTCTTCTGTGGTGAGGCTATTAGGCCGTATAGAAGAAGAATTAAGTACTAATAAATATAGAAATAGAGAAATACAGGATAGATACAATAAAGGTGAACTAGAATTATTGCTTCTAGAAAGAGTTGATTTGTCTGGTATAGATAATGCTGATGTTAAAGATCTTACTTTAAGATATAAATCTTTGTTACATTGTAATGCTCTAAGAGCTTTAGGGTATGTAATAGTTAATAGTTATAATCCTGTTTCTATTACTGCTAAGGCAGTGATTGAGAATCCTCGCAGGTCTAAAGCCCCCCAGGTTCTAATGTCAATTGCTAGGGGGAAGAAATACTATGTTCAGAAGTTATTTGCTTCTATGGCTGAAGCAGAGAGCTATGTGAAGAATACTGATATACTAAAGATTATACATGATACTGGTGGAGTACAATATCCTTTTGTCACTCCTGAAATGGGACTAGATATAGAGCATATGCGCTTTAGACATGATAGAAGAAAATACAATAATAAACATGAACCTATGGTAGTTAATGAGAATGGGACAATACTAGCTAATGAAGAAAAAGAAGAAGCCTAAATTCGATATATACGTACATGGAGTTTATATGTACTATAATAGAACAGATATTACTAAATGTTATGTTCTTCATTATTTAAATGGTCTTACGCATCCTGCTATATTAAATGAATACGATGTTGACTTAACTTATTGGAGGAATCAGCTTGGACCTCAGAGTTTATAAGAATCTATTATTCTATGATTGTATCTACTATATGATAGGTAGTGGTCATTTAGCTAATTTACATGGTGATGAGATAATGTATCTATGTGATAGTATATGAGATTAATGTCTTATGGTTTTGAACTATTGTATTCTAGTGATCCTGTAATCTTTAAAACAGTAGCAATTACTACAGATGGAAGATTTGGTATTTACTCGTTTGGTGGACAGTTTGATCCAAAGGACTTGTGGCTATGAACCCGCTGTAAAGCGGAAAGAAGCGAGTCGAACGTAGTGACGCAGCTATTTGAAGTAATACGTAATAGTAATATGTAATAGACTATGCTATAGAAAAAGAACGGGAAAAGTCATCGTGACTTTTTAGTTGTATTTGAAAGATGGTTATGGTAATATCAGTATATCTAGGAATAATGTATTTTAACTATGGATTGAGAATTGGAATATTAGGACAGTTTCAGCAAGTGGAAGATGATATAATTCAAACGAATGAAGTGGTATTATGATTTTAAGTATATTCGATAATATGTATTTATATTATAATTATACATATAGTATATATCAATCAGGATTTGCCCGTTCTCTTTTAGGAAAAATAGATGACGAGGAAATAACATTATGACTATCTCTATTGTATATGATTGGATGTATTATAATTATGGTTGGTATATTGATTTAGATGGAGAAATATCATATGATTCTAGTGGTAAAATAGATTTGGAGATAGACCTATGATTATACATTCTACTGTTTTTAGTCAAAAAGATACCTATCCTAATTTGTGGTATATACGTCACAATCAAAGTATCACTATATATACTCAAGGTGGGATATATAATGGAGATTATTTTAATTATATAACATATAATAATGATTTTAGTATTGAAGCAAAGGTATTATGATTCTATCTATTTATAATGACTTATTGTTTTATAATTATTATGTAACAATGAATGCTTCTGGTAGAGTTAATATTTTTTATGATGGTATAGGTTTTTTAGTAGACGAGGTTGTTTTATGATTTTGTATGTTTATCATTCTTCAGTATATCATGTAAATAGATTATTAATATCTACGGGTGAAATGGGATTTAGTATTATTCCTAAAGGAACTTCTAGTGGAGAAGCAGCTGAACATTCCATGGACTTATATCAATCTAACTTCGAATTATCATTATTATAAAATAATCCTTGACATTTAAACAACTAAATGTAATACTAAGTATAAGTTTTATTTATAAACTTTGCACCGAACTACTTTAGGACCGTTAAAAATACCAAGGATGGGCCTAGACTTTGCATTAAGTTCTTAACTCCCCTGCTAATTAAGGAGTTAAGCGGAAAGCCTAAAGTAGAAAGTAGTTAGAGAAACCGAGTCTCTAATGAAGGTAAGACATAGACTTTAAGTGAATTGTACCAGGATGCGTATATCACAAGGAATCCCGGGAAAGAGTAGCTTCTAGTATAACTAAACTAAGTTCAGAAATGAATTAATTAAACCTACATTAATTCTATAAAGACCTAGTAGGTTATACCTGCGTCAATTATTCTCTTGCTTTTTAGTATTATCTCTGTTACAATTATTACATGTTTATAATGATAGAAAAATACAATAATAGTATTAATTTACTTTATTGTATGGATTCAAATACATATTATTACATTGAATATATTCCTGACGATGACGTTATAAATGCAGGTGTTAGGTTTCAACATCATAAAAATTGGGGATTTAGTAGATTATGACAATTACAATTGTAGATAACAGTATAGCGTTCTATCAGAATAATCAGTATATTGGTAGGTTTAGAGCTTCGGGTTATTTTGTGGGTAATGTTAGTCTTAATTGTATATTCAAAGAAATATATGGAGATTCAATTAAAGGATTAATACCTATTAATGTTCCAATGTTTAAGAGTATTCCTAAATGAAACTATTTATAGGTCCAGATAGGTATCCTTATATGTTGTTCTTTAATGACAAAGATTATGTTCCTGTGTTATTTATAGTTAATAGTGGGATAGTACTTAATACTAAAGTAGATGCGGATGATGTGAGGATATGATATTATATTTAGATACATACAAAAGAAATATTCCTCTGTTGTTATTTAAATCTATTAATACTATGACATATCATAAAAATATTGTATTTATGACTACAGTAGGAGTAATTACTATTACTGGATACAGAAATACGGATATGGAATTATGAAAGTAATATTATTTAGCTATGATTCCAATTATGGAGAAGATGTAATAAAATCATTGATGTATACTAGAAAAGTTAAATTATATAGTAATACTCAGTGGTATGAAATATGTCATCTATACGATAATTGCTATGATACTGGAAAAATAACACATCTAGATGATAGGTATGATATAATATGAATATATTTACATTTACGTATAATAAGATAACAGTTGATTATGTAAGTATTATATATTATAGTAATACAAAGAAATTAAATAGAGGAGATACTTGCTTTTCAATAGACTATATGACTGATGATCCTTTTTATATAGCAGCTGTTTGGAATCCTAAAGTATATAAAATATTATGATATTAAAGTTACTTGAAGATAAATTATTATTTAAAGGAAAAGAAAATATCTTACATTTATTCGTGAATTATAATGGTCATATGGTATGGACTAATACGCCTAGATCTAGATCAAAGGTTATAGTATTATGAATACATATAATTTAAAGACATTAAAGGTATCTGAAGATATGTTATTATTTAACGAAAAAGATTCATTCCATTTTTACATAACTCCTGGTGGGTATCATTGGTGGGTTAGGATTCCTTGGACAAAGGTTATAGTATTATGAAAAGAAAAATAAATAGACTTGCAATATATACTTATCAAGGATATAGTAAGAGACCACAGTTAGAGACTTTGTTCTTTGTTACACATAAACTTACGTACTATTACGAGATAGCACAATTTGAAGATAACTGTGAGTTTGATGAAGGATTTATGAAGTTTTTACATAAAGCATATAGATACATTTAACAAGGAGAATACAATGGACATTAAGATTAAGAAGTTAGTAGATACAGCAGTAATACCTAGCTATGCTAATCCAGGAGATGCTGGAGCTGATATAGTTGCAACTAGTAAAATACAAACTAAAGATTATACAGAATATGGAACAGGATTAAGTTTTGAAATCCCTATTGGTTACGTAGGTTTATTGTTTCCAAGATCTAGTTTAAGTAAGAAAGATCTAATCCTTTGTAATCATGTAGGCGTTGTCGACTCCGGTTTTCGTGGGGAAGTTACATTTAGATTTAAACATTACCATAGTCCACAGAATACATACGAATATGTAAAGAATGATTACAATGTTGGAGATAAGATTGGTCAGATACTTATTATTAAAAATGATCAAGCTAGGTTCGTAGAGAGTAACACTGAGCTAAGCAGTACTAAACGTGGTTCTGGTGGATACGGAAGTACAGGCGAGTAATGAAGTTATACAACGTATTCGATTTTTTAGTGTACGATATAACTAAAAACATAACACATTACGAATTAATAGCTAACCATGGGGTCTGTGGTCGTCATTTGTTCGACAGAGATTATATGACAACTCCTTTATGAAAATAGGAACATATAAAGAATATTTAATATATGATGATACTGTTAAGTGGGAATACTTTATACACCATGCTATGTGGCCTGGTAAGTTAGTTACTATATTAGCTTACCCGGAAATGAATAAATATTTATGATACTATCTATATATAAAGGAATGTTAATGTATAATAGTAACAATTCAAAGGCGTATTTTATTAATTACTTACTTAGTGGGAAGATGATACAGATAATAGGTTATTATGAAACATATGAGTATTTATGAAATTAGCATCAATTAATAAATTACATTTACTCTATATACAAGAATATGTATATGAGTATATAGATTTTAGTACAGGTATTGTTTTTCGTTCGTCTAATATTCATTTAGAAAAATACTATGCACCTATTGACTTTTTATAGAAAATAAGGTAAGATTGTTATATGTTTATTTGGAATAATAGTTTATGGTTACAGCAAACCGTCCCGTCTTATGAATCTAAGATACTTGCTGTTGCAATGTTTCCAGACTATTTTAACGAATGGTATTTAGAAAGACTATACGAAAGAGAACATATTCAATTATGAAAACTAAATTAAGAAGACTTGGAGATATTACTGCAGATATGGAATTATTAATCGATGAGATGATAATAGACCATGATCTTCAACGAGGAGAAGTAATATCATTAATCAACGGGTTTATTGAATCTCATTATCCTGATTCAATTGAGAGATATGAAGAAGATGATTCTAGATCTATTGTGTTTGTAGGACATAGGAGTAATTTAAAATGATATTAGGTAGTTTTATAATACATCCATACGGTCAATCTATACATTATAGTAAGAATGTATATTGTTTGCAATTTAGGTCAGATTATAATTATAGCATTTTTAATTATAATAAAATAAGACATGAGATAGTAGATGAAACTAAAACTTCATGGAAAGTTACTTACATAGGAAAAGACTTATGAAATTAAGAATAATACATTCGGTAGATAACAGGGTAGCTCATCTTGAAGACCGTGCTCAACCTGTATACGGATTTATACAGTATAAAAAATTCTTATCAAAATATACTATAACTTACGATTACTTGAATCTTTTTCCTCATAGGTGGAGTGATTGGTTATGAAAATTAAATTTAACTTATTAGCAATGATGTTCATTATCAGTACTACGTTATTTATGAATTACAAACTATCTCAAGTAGGTGTTCCTGATGAACTCATTCTTGCTATTTCTCTTGCTTATACTATTTTGTTTCCATGGAGAATACTCACAATTAAAGAAGGAGAAGACGATGACAAGACCTCTAAATAATATAGTAGATGATATCTACAAAAGACTAGATCAATATGGGTTAGTTGTACAAAAAGATGGAGATGCTGGAGATAGTGCATACAGGTCTGCAATATTTGCAATTCTACTTAGAATAACTAATCATCCTACGGCTTCTACTTATTACACTAATATGGTATACCAGTTAAATTCATCTCCAGGATACTTTAGAAGAACAGCAAATCCTTCTCATTGGGGATTCAATTCTAATAACTTATCTAGAGATCAAGCTGCAGCTATCATGCTTGCTGCTAATTTAAACAGTGATAATAAGACTGCTGATATGTTTTACAAAAGTTGCTATGATCGTAAAGAATTAATTGAAGTACCTAAGTATGGTAAGTTATTACGATTCCTAAATGGTATTGTAGGGTTTCATCAGAACATTCATCCAGGAACAGATGCTGCTGATTCTTTCCGTAAGGTACCAGATATATTAGGTATCGGCGAAGGAAGAAATGAGATACGTCGTAAAAGACAATGGTGGAAATATCCTTTGTTATTAGCAAGAGATTTAGGATTTCTTATTGATTTAAAGTTACGTAAATATCAACTATGGGACTTTGATTCATTATATGCTAAAGAACTTATCTATGCTAATTTAGTAATGCCTACTCCTTTTAGTTACTTAGCTAAAAAACTATATAAGAAGACTGATTATATTGCTAGAATTAGATATAATTATGCAGATGAAAACAATGGAATTGAACCATTAGGTGAGTTATATGAACTAGTTGCAAGGAAGTATATAGATGAAAGTAATTAATAATGAAAATGTTGTTTTATTTGATTGTGATCAAACTTTAGCTATCTGGCATAAAGATCACAAGAAGCCAGGTAAGGGCAAACTATTATTCGTAGATCCATACACAGGAGATAAGTTATATTTATATCCACATAGTGTTCACATTCGATTGTTACGACAATATAAGGGTAGAGGATTTGCAGTGATAGTACATAGTATGGCTGGTGTTAAGTGGGCTGAAACTATAGTACGGGTTTTAAAACTAGAAAAATACGTAGATTTGTGTATGAGCAAAGCGACTAAACATGTAGACGATAAAGAAGATGTTAAAGATATAATTGGAACTAGAGTCTACTTACATAACAACTTAGAATAGGAGATTATTATGAGTTTCGATGGAGCTGAAGAACAAAATATTACAGAATGTAAAGTATGTAAACAACTTAAGATACGTATACAAGATGGTATGTTTAATCATAAAGATAAGCGTTGGATTGGTGAAGATGGTACTCAGTGGGTTGGTAAGAAATGTCCAGATTGTGTACGTGAGTATAACAGGATAAAGCAAAAAGAAAAATATAAGAAATGAGTTTAGAATTATTACTTTCATTGAGTTGTTGGTTCTCCACTCCTCCATATGTATATTCTAATAATCTTACAAATGAATCAGCTTGTTTAAAAATGGGAGAAGGATATTATGTTTATTCAAAACTTGATGAACAAGTTAAAGAGATTGAGAGAAATACCCCTCATTCTATCATATTTACGGCAACGTTACTTTCCAGTATTGAAAAACGAAAAGCCAGTCTCCCGATTTATGGTGGTTCATACTTCTCCGTTGAATTCCCAGACAGAGAGTCCAAAGTTACCCTCGGTCTTCAACATGGATTCTGAAGATATAAATGAAGTTGAAACCAATATTTTAGCAATAAGACTAAAAGTGTTAGGTCTTAATTATCGTAAAGAAAAAGCAATGTCCCTTACTGAATTTTATGAGTGTTCTAAATTAATTAGAAAAGAAAGAGATGATTTAATTAGATCATTAGAACAATATAAAAAATTAGAACAGAAACATCAACTTCCTGTTAGATTAGAATACCGAAGTGCTCTTAGATCTTTAGTAGGTAAGAAAAAGAGATGATATTATATAGATACAGAGATGATTATTTATGTTATTTAATGCATAATAGATACTATATTTGGAACCATAACACACAAAGTATTGCTCCAGCACACTACGCTTACGACATATCAATTATGGAACAATTATGACAGTACATATTTCTTATAATTTTATTGTATTTTTCAAGAATAGAAGTCATCCTTTATGTATAGGAATGGCTGGAGATTTTGGAGAATTAACTATATCTCTTTGGGATAAGAATAGGTTATCTTTATGATTATATTTGAAATAGAAGGAAGAGTACGCGATAGTAAGTTAAAAGAATTAGCATATAGAATACCGACATTAGATTATTATGCATTATTAAGTCCTACTTATGAAGGTAGACTATTTGAAAACGAAGGAATCTTCAATTTTTGTGTTTGTATTCTTTAAGGTTTAAAAAATAAAGATTTACCTTCTTTATATGATCCGTATGAAACTATTTGGAAGTGAACCCAATTTTTCGTGGCACTAAAATCTTCCATCCATAATCCAATTTCTTCTAATTTATCTATATTAGCTAAACACCATTTTTGTAATTCTTGTCTAGGATCAGAGATATCACAAGCTTCTCCACTTAAATGTTTAGATTTCATAGGAATCTTACTATCATCGTAAATACCCTTACTGTGGTATATTCTAAGATGATCTTCCATACTACGTAATCCGCTGGTCACAGACATCGGTTTATTGTATAATGATCTTACCTTGTTAATTTTCTCTAATAATATTTTAAGATTCTTTTGTATTTCTTCTGATTGATCTTCTAATTTATATTTACCATTCAATAATTCATTCATTGATACCATATAACACTCCTTTGTAAAACCACAACTATTACATTTTTTATAAAACCGTTTAAGTGGATAATCTAACATCCAGCCAAGACATCTATCGCATATGTTTTCCATACCATAAGTTGTTTATTTTTATTAACGTATTCGATATATTAGATTAACAACTAAATATGATAAGTCCTCTTAATGAAGTCAATACTGGCAGCGTTTTTACGCACAATATAGCGCAGTTTACGACAAAACTTAATGACTTCACTAAATAACATAGGAGAAAGTTTATGGAAAAACTAACCCGTTTAATTCCAGTAGGGATTCTTTTGGTTTACCTTTTAAAATGTTTAATTACAGGTCCTCAACCTGTAGATGCTGCTATTCTTGGTATATTTGCAGCACTTGCTGGATATGCTGAATATAAATCCGAAGAGAAACATATATTAGCGTTAAAAAGTGAAATAGCTATAATGAAATCATTACAAACTGACATGATAAAACAACAAGAAGAACTAAGATCTCATGTATCTAGCATGAAAATCGGTATGAATATGCGTTCTGGTTCATTAACAGGAAAAACTAACGGTTAATTATGTCTTCAATCGACGAAATGATGAAAAGTTTTGCTAATATTGCTGAGTTGCAAGCATTTTGTGAGCAACAACATGCAACTATTATGGAACTTACACGTAAAATCGATAAAATGAATGATAAAAATAAACAACTAGAAGATCTTTTACAACAAAAGAGTCCAGTATTGGTTGGTGAGTATTCTCCAATAGTACAAACTGGTCGTATAGATGAAGCATATGAAGAAAATATATGTAAAATGGAACTAAAGAAGCTACATGACTTATCTTTAGAGCGTACATTAACATATGAAGAGACTAAAAAAGTAGATATATTTACAAAATTGTTGCTAGCTATAGCACAAAAACCTAAAAGTCAGCTTATTGATACTAAGAAAAAGAACACAGATGAGCTGTTAAGATTGGTATCAAACAATGACGACGAATCAAATTGATTTAAACGGTATATATTTAATAAAGAACAAAGTAAATAATAAATTTTACGTAGGTAGTGCGTCTAAAAGCTTTAAATATAGATGGAATGAACATAAAAGAAAGCTAAATAACAATAGACATTACAACCGATACTTACAATCATCATGGAATAAATACACTAAGGATAATTTCGAATTTATTATATTAGAAATAGTAGAAAAAATAGAAGATATTATAAAAAGAGAACAATATTATATAGATACACTTATACCTGAATATAATTTATCTCCAACTGCTAACTCGGTTAGAGGATTTAAACATTCAGATGAAGCTAAATTGAAGATGAGTAAAGCTAAATTAGGAAAAGTAACTTGGAATACAGGAAGAAAGTGGTCAGAAGAATCTAAATTAAGAATAAGTAAACAACGTACAGGTAAAAAACTAAGCGAATCTCATAAAAATAACATAAAAGAAGCAATGAAATTCGCAAACTTAGAAAAAACAATAATTGCAACTAAAAAAAGACAAAATAAAAAAATATATTGTGTAGAAATTGATATGTTATTTGAATCACAGTTACAGGCTGCTTCTTTTTTACAATTAAGTTATGATCATATGTCTTTCTGTATTAACAAAGGTAAAAAAGTAAAAGGATATACATTGAAACGAGTTAATAATGAGTAATTCTCCTAAAATTAGCAAAGAACAAGCAATAAGAGAATTATGGTTAAGACATAATATTTCTTGGAAATTAAAACCTCACCAAAAAGCGTTATATGATTTGTTTTATAATACTCAACATAAAACCCAGACTTGGTTATTAGCACGAAGATCTGGAAAAACATATACTTTAGCTATGTTGGCAATTGAAGCATGTTTAAGACAAAATAATACTATTGTTAAATTTTTATCTCCAACTAAAATTCAAATTTCTAGTAACTTACGCCCGATTATTCGAGATATTTTAAAAGATTGTCCAGAAGAAATTAAACCGGTATTTAAAGCTAAGGATTATATATACTACTTTCCTAATGGTTCAGAAATTCAGCTAGCTGGATCAGAATCAGGTCATTATGAGAAACTACGCGGGGGATATTCACACATAGCAATCATAGATGAAGCTCAAGACGTATCAAATCTTAGTGATGTTGTAAAATCCGTTCTATTACCAACAACACTAACTACAAACGGAAAAGTATTGCTTGCTGGAACACCTCCGAAGAACTCTGATCATGAATTTATCAGTTTTGTTGAAACCGCAGAACTTAGAGGATCATTAATTCGTAAAACTATATATGATAATACTATGATTACTCCTGAAAATTTAGAAGAAATCAAACAAGAGGTTGGTGGAGAAGAAAGTGAAGAATTTAGAAGAGAATTTATGTGTGAAATTATTAAAGACTCTAATTATTCTGTTATTCCTGAATTTACTACACAATTAGAACACGAAATAGTAAAAGACTGGCCTAAACCTCCATTTTACGAATCATACGAGTCAATGGACTTAGGATTTAAAGATTTAACTGTTGTTTTATTTGCTTATTATGATTTTAGAGCAGATAAAGTGATAATTGAAGATGAAATTGCAGTAAATGGAACTAATTTACAATTACCTACTCTAATTGCTGACATTAAAAAGAAAGAAGAACAGCTTTGGCTTAATCCTTTAACTAATGAGATAACAGTTCCAACAGTTAGAGTATCAGATATCAATTATATTGTAACACAAGAGATAGCTAGAGCTTCACAAGGTACTTTAAATTTTTCTCCAGCTAAAAAAGATGATAAAGAAGCAGCTATTAACAAACTTAGAGTATTATTACAAGCTAAAAAAATTATTATAAATCCTAGATGTGTCAATCTTATCAGACACTTAAAGAATGTTCGATGGGATAAGGGTAAAAGTAAGTCAGGTTTTGCTAGAAGTCCAGATGATGGACATTATGATGCTGTAGATGCAGCTATCTACTTGATAAGACACGTTAATTTTGGAAAAAACCCCTATCCTTTCGGATTTGATAGTGGATTGCGACGTGAAGATATATTCGTTTCTAACCCTGATAGTTTTGGAAAATCAACAACTAATAATGTCGATATATATAAAAAGATATTCGGAATAAAAGGACGTAAATAATGGTTGACCTTAAAGACAGAGAAGTGTATTTTGCTAAAAAAGATCCAAAAGATGCAGCATATATTCTTTTACAAAAATCAAGAACTTTTTTTAACGTCATAGAATCTAATAACTATTTAGAAAAACTAAGAAAAATGTGGAAAGCTTACTACGGAGCATACCATAATGACTTAGGATTTGGTCATCAGATCGAATATACAGGCGAACAAGGTGAATTTTGTGCTCTACCTGTCAATCATTTCGCTAACTTAGCTAGACATATCTATGTAATGATCACAACTAATCGTCCAGTAATGGAAGCTAGAGCTGTTAATACTGATTATAAGTCACTTTCTCAGACATACCTGGCAAACAGTATCCTTGACTATTACATGCGTGAGAAAAGGCTTGAGGATGCGTTAAAACAAGCAGCAGAAATGGCTGTTGTTCTTGGTTCCGGCTTTATTAAACTTGAATGGAATGCAACTGCAGGAGAAGCATACGATGTAGATCCTGATACAGGCGAATTTAACTACGAAGGTGAGTTAGAATTTACTAATTTATCACCAATGGACGTTGTTACTGATGGAACTAAAGAATCTTGGAACAATGAGTGGGTTTTAACTCGTTCTAGAGAAAATAGATTTAACTTAATGGCTAAGTATCCTGAATTTGTAGATAAAATTAAGAGCTTACCTTCTATTAATCAAACTAATAACTATAGACTTCAATTATTCTCAAATGATGACACTGATGATGTCTTTATATATGAGTTTTTCCATAAAAGAACAGAGGCAATGCCTGATGGTCGTTATCTTTTATTCTTAGATAGCGAAATAGTATTACTAGATACTAAAATGCCTTATAGAGATTTACCAGTATATCGTATATCTGCTCAAGATATCATGGGTACTCCTTACGGTTACTCTCCACTGTTCGATATCTTCCCATTACAAGAAGGTATCAATGCTTTATACTCTACTATTCTAACAAATCAAAATGCTTTTGGTGTTCAAAACGTATTTGTTCCTAGAAATGCTAATATAGCAGTGAATAATTTGGAAGGTGGACTAAATATCATCGAAGGTGATGCTAAACCCGAACCTTTAAACTTAACTCAAACTCCTGCTGAGACTTTTCAATTCTTAGAAATGCTAGAAAAAGCAGCAGAAACTATCTCTGGAGTAAATAGTGTTGCCAGAGGTAATCCTGAATCTAGTCTTAAGTCTGGAACAGCACTAGCTCTAGTACAATCTATGTCTCTACAGTTTGTTTCTGGATTACAACAGTCATATGTTAAGTTAATTGAAGACGTTGGTACATCTTTAATCAATATTTTAAAAGATTTCAGTACTGCTCCTAAAGTTATTGCTATGGTTGGTAAGAATAACCGTCCATACCTTAAAGAATTCACAGGAGAAAGTATCTCAGCTATCAATAGAGTGGTAGTTGATGTAGGAAATCCTTTATCTAGAACAATAGCTGGTCGTGTTCAAATGGCAGAACAGTTACTGCAGATGAAATTACTTAAATCTCCAGAACAATATATGCAAATTCTTAATACTGGTAAATTAGATTCAGCAATGGAAGGCGAAATGTCTGAATTGTTACTAATTAAATCAGAAAATGAGAAAATGTTAGATGGTATTAATCCAATTGTATCTCCGCTAGATCAACATAGACTACATATTACTGAACATAAATCGGTTTTAGCTGATCCTGAATTAAGAAACGATCAAGCTATGGTTAAAAACGTATTAGATCATATTGAACAACATTTAAATATGTTAAGAAATACTGATCCTGATCTTTTAAATCTTATTGGTGAACAACCTCTAGCTCCTATGGGTGGAAATCCTGCAACAGGTAATGGTGGAGCACCAGTTCCTCCAGATAGACCACTAGAGAATAGTCCAATGAATGATATGATGCAGAATCCTCAACAAGGTAACCCAATGCCAGGAGATCAGATACAAACAAATCAACAAGGATATCAGACACTTCCTCAAATTCCTTCGCCTCCACCTCCTTTTGAGAATTTGCCAGTATCACCAGATCAAATGTTACCAAGGTAATATAAATAACAACTTACTATAGATAAAAAAGGTAGGAAATATGTCAAATGCACTTCCAATATTTGTATTAAATCGTCCATTGTTCACTAATCAATCTTTAACTAGTACTGTGTCTTCAGATATCGTAGATCTAGCTGAAACATTAGGATATGCTATTCATGCTATTTGGACTGGTAGTCCAGATGGAACTATATCAGTTCAAGGTGGAAATGATGGCATAAATTTTGTTGAAGTAGATTCAATTGTAACTGGAGCAACATCAGGGCAACATCTCCTTAATGTAGAAAAACATCATTATCGTTATGTTAAAATAGTTTATACTGCAACTAGTGGAACTGGTTCATTAACTTTGTATATTTCCGGTAAAAGAGGTTAATCATGGCTTCAACTTTCAGAAACATAAGAGGCGATGGAGTTTTAATAGTCCCTACCGTAGCTTCTCTTCCGGTTAGTGCAGCAACAGGATTAATGGCAGTTGACGCTAGTACTACAGATATATATGTATTCGATGGTGTAGTATGGCAATTAAAGTCTGCTAGTGGAAGTGCCGGAGTTACGTCGTTTAATACCAGAACAGGGATAGTTGTCTCTGTTTCTGGAGATTATAATGCATCCCAGATAACAAACACTCCAGCTGGAGGAATATCAGCCACAGATTTACAAGCAGCAATAAACGAATTAGATACAGATAAAATAGGCAATGGAATAGCTTCTAATAACCAATTAATATATCAAAATGGTTCCGGAGTCATAGAAGGTTTACCAGGTTTTTCGAAAGACACAACATCTGGTGGTTTACAAATGCAACTAACCGAGCAACCTAATGCTAATGTTGCTAGTTATACTGTTAGTAGCAATAATATAACTTTAGAGCCACTACAGAACTCTCCAGATGAATCTTGGAATGTTATAATTAATCAAGTTACTATAGACCCTACTAGTACTGGTTTTACATTAGGCACAAATGGTACTGCTGCGAGAACATTATTAAACAAGATATTCCACAATGGAACTTCTGATACTGGTGCAATAGAATTAATACAAAATAATTTTAGCTTAGGTAATGGTACTGACCCTATTGATATAAAAGGTGTTTCTTATCTAATGGGCTTTGGCCAATTTAACGCTAATGTTAACATATCAGGTCCAATACAAGGTTATGGTTTTCAGACTAATATAAATGCAGCAGCTACTATGTCTTCTACGACATATACACAAGCTTTTTATGATGCAGCAAATTTTGCTACAGCAGTACCTAATTATTCATCCTTTAATGCTAGTCCTACAATATCTTCCATCGTAAATAATAATTATTATAATGGTTTAAATATCAATCCAACTATAACTAACTTTACTGGTAATGCTGGTGCAAATGCTGTAGCTATTGGTGGTAATTGGGGTTCTTTTGGTACTGGTGGCTGGAATGGTATTAATATAAATCCAAATATTACATTAGCTAAATATGCGGCTGGTATAAATGTATCAATGGACAACGTTATTGCCTATGCAGGTGTTCAATCTACTTTGACAGAACAAGATTTGACATTTACATGGAATTTAGTAGGAGACAACAATGCCTACACAATGGAATATACTCCAGGAGCTACAGCCGGAGCCGAAGTAGTTTCTATTTTAGGTAATGCTATTGAAGTGCAAATTGAAAATGGAGTTTCAACAGCTAACCAAATTAAGACAGCATTAGAAGCTAATATGGGCTTCAACTCTAATGTTACTGTTACTGTAAGCGGAGTTGGAACTGACCCTCAAGTTACTTTCGGCCCTACCAATTTTATAAATGGAGAAAATGCAGGAAATGTTAAAGCTGCTCAATTTAATGGAGATGTTGAAATTACTGGAGCTTTAAGTTTTAGTGGAGCACTATCAATAGGAAAACTTACAGCATTTGCGTCTCAGGCATTAACTGACGGCGGTGGAACTCCATCTTCTATTCACAGTTTAATTACTAATCCGACAGTTGCGGCCAATGCTACCTTGACTAGTGCTGATTCTATTTCGGTAAATACAGCAGCACTTATAAATATTGGTGATAATGCAGTAGTAGGTACTTCTTTTATTGGAGTAGCGGCTTTGGGTTTACCTGCAGTATTAACCATGGGCACTGGTTCGACTGTTGACAGAATATATGGAGCACTATTTGCTCTAAGCCTAGATGCCGGAGCCACAGGTGGTACTGCAGACGAAGTTGGATTATGTAAAGCCGTAGCAATTCCAAATGGAGTTACTACTGTTAATAATTTATATGGTTATTTATTCGATCTACCTTTTGGTGATCCAGGCACAAAGACTTTTGGATTTTACGATAGACCAGGAAAGAATAATTACTTAGCAGGTCAATTGTTAATTGGTGGTACTGCAGGTAGTGATGATTTAGTTACAAACTCAAGTGTTGCACTTGAAATTAAATCAACAACTAAAGCTTTTATAAATGCTAGAATGACAACGACAGAAAGAAACGCTTTGACTGCAGTAAACGGAATGCAAATTTACAACACGACAGACGATAAGCTTCAGGTTTATGCTGGTGGTTCGTGGGTTGACTTACATTAAAAGGATATATAAAATGACTATTGAACAAGCAAAATTATTACTAAAAAAAGCATCTTCAGGCGCGATATTAACTGATTCTGAAAAAAAAGATATATTAAAAGCAATACATATAGTGTCAAACTCACCGTTGAAGCCTAAAGAGTAATTAGAAATTTATAAACTATTAAAATATTGAAATATATGCAATATTAACAACTGTATTTGTGAGTAAATTTAACTCGTTAGGGGAATATTGTGGACGAAAACGAATTTAGACGTAAAAGAAAATTAACACCTCAAGAACAAATCAATAGTATGATGGGTACAGCTACAGCAGATAGTATGACCGATTTACTAGGATCTAACACTCCTGGACGAGAATTAGGCGGATCTTCTGATTCTACTGCGTATTCTGATGACAGAGAACGAAGAATTAAAGCACTAGAGAGAATGGGAGTTAATCCTAATTCTACAGAACAATATAATAAAGATATACAGAATAAAAAAATAGATCAAGAAGATTTATCTGCAGAGATAGATCCAGAAATTGAACAATATATGCAACGTGAAAGAAGTGCTTATACTCCACCTGCACGTCCTGAATTACCAAAAGAGACTCCAGAACAAAGACAATCAAGAATAATGCAATTACTTAAATCGAGAGGTTTAAAATAATGGGAGATTCTGCACCAAAGACTACAAATATGTTTAAAGGTTTAAAATCTATCTTAAAAGAGACATATGCTAAATGTCCTAAATGTAAAAAGTCTAAAAAGGATTGTTCTTGTGGCAAGTAAAGAAGACATCGAAAGATTTCTGCATTACATTAGTCAGTTAGAAACTTCCGGTGGAAAGAATTTAAATCACGAAACAGTTAAAGAAGGTCCACTTAAAGGTGAAACTGCTGAAGGTAAACATGGACATATGCCTTCTACTCAACGTGATATGATCAATAGATATCCTGCAAATCTTGATGAAAATAGTACACCAGAAGAAATAGATAGACAATTAGCAGAACATGTTTTAAATAGAGCAAAAGGTGATGAAACTTTAGCTTCTGGATTATGGCGTCATGGTCATAACCGTAGAATGGTTCATCAAGCTCCGTTAAAAGATCCTAGAGATATTAGAAATAGTCTATATGCTCAAGAATATGATAAAGTAAGAAGTGAAATTCCTTATACGTTAGATCCTAATCCGTATCAAGAGAAATACGCTGAAGAACAAGAAGAAAAAAAGAAATTTCCTCAATTAGATAAACTGTTTAAAAAGTAATTATAATTTCTTGTATTTCTTGCAAAAAGATTTAATCGAATCTATAGCATCCCATGTATCATCTTCATGATCTATATCTATCCAAAAATATTTATAAATAGAGTTACCATAATAGAATTTATTATAATACATTAATACATGATAATTATATTCTCTTCCATATGTATATTCAGGTATAGCTGAGTATATTTTCATAAAGGCTTAATCCCCATAATCATTCTGATATGTGTAGGGTTAGGATAAGTCGCTACAATATCATTAAATTTACAGTATCTACCGATACGAAACTCATTAAAAAATAATAAAGGACAAATGTTACTACCTTGAATATGGATACTACGTATAATCATAATGATTCGGTATCCTTTGCTTTTTTATACATATCATTATCATAAAACATTTCATCTATATGTTTAAAGTATCCTAATTTACCTATTCGATACCCTCCTATAAATAGTAACGAAAAACTAATAGGTGAATCGTTATATATAATAGACTTTATTATCATAAAACTATAGCCTTTTCTGGAATAGTACAATGTTTTTCAATAGAATAAAATTTAGATCTAACATCGAACATATAATAATCGAATTTATATATGTCATATACCAATATGTCATATACCAAGAGGGTATTTATTAAATATAATCGATTATACATAGTTAACAACTTTCTTTGTGCCATTCAAACGCACTAAAAAAGCTCATCTCAATTAAGAGACAGCTAAAATAATAAGGAGAACATATGTCAGACGCAAGTCAAGCTGCTTCCCCAGCAGCAGAACAATTATCCGCTATGAATGAGTCTAACTCAGAATCTAGCGAAAGTCAAGTAGAATCATCGGAAGGTTCAAACGATTCACTACAGGATGTAGAAAGTCAAGTAGAACAAGTACTTACAGATCCGAATGCTACTAAAGCAGAAAAAGTACAAGCACAAAAGATGCTTAAAAGCTTAAAAATCAAATTCAATGGTAAAGAGTATGACGAAGAATTACCATTCGAAATCCCTGATACTCCAGAAGCTATGAAATATATGCAAAATAAGCTTCAAATGGATAAATTAGCTAGAGTTAAATCTCAAGAATCAGCTAATCAACAAAAAATGATTACAGAATTTATGGATGCTCTTAAGAAGAATCCACGCAAAGTATTATCAGATCCATCTATCGGAGTTGATTTAAAGAGAATCGCTGCTGAACTAATTGAAGAAGAAATCGAAAATAGCAAGAAATCTCCAGAACAAATCGAAAGAGAAAAACTAGAGAACGAATTAAAGGCAATGAAAGAAGAAAGAGAAAAAGAAAAAGACGAATTCAATAAACGTGAATTAGATCGTTTACAACAACAAGAGTTTGAACGATATGACATGTTAATGTCTAAAGCTATTGAAAAGTCTGATCTTCCTAAATCTCCGTATATCATTAAAAAGATGGCTGATTATATGTTAATGGGACTTCAAAAAGGAATTGATGTTACTCCAGATGACGTATTACCGTTAATCCGAGAAGAAATGCAAAATGATTTAAAAGAGATGTTTGCTGTTATGCCTGAAGATATTATCGAATCTATCGTAGGTAAAGAGAATATCAACAGAATACGTAAGAAAAACTTACAAAGAGCAAAACAATCAGCTTCAGTACAACAGGTTTCTCAAGCTAAAACTAAAGACGTTGGAGCAGTTTCACAAAAACAAACTCCAGTTGGTAAAAAAGTTAAAGCTAGAGATTTCTTTGGTTTCTAAGTAAAATCAACTAGTTACGGATTTACACTTGGCATTATAACATATGAGTATGGATAATGTCAAGCTTTTTAACAACTTTCTATGGAACTTTTATGTAGTGACCTTTGTCTGTTTACATGACTTTTAATATCCTCAGGGACTTAAAACATCTAAGTAGAAAAAGATAATCGCCTCACGAAATAAAGTCTACATGAAAACAAAAACAAAATAGGAGAATATAAAAATGTCATATCAAGCAAAAGATAGCCAAGTATTGAACCAACAACTTAAAGTTCAAGAACTTGTTCTATTCGCAAACAATTCATTAATTTCTGACGATTCAACTGATCTTTTCGTAAGCATCGGTGAGAACGTTCAATCTGTACTTTCTTGCCAAAAGCAAGTTGCTGCAGGTACTCTTTCAGGTGTTGTTGCTACCGTACACAGTGATCCAACTAAAATTAAATTAGCTGGTCAAACTGGTCCTGTTGCTTCTACTACTTATGTAATTAAATACATAATCGCTGAATAATATTAAAGAAATTAACTTAACTTTTAACTAAAATATATAAATAAAGGAAAATAAAATGGCTGCTGCAAATACATTCGGTACTCCAAACAATTCAGTTGGTACCCTTAATGGTCTTTTTAAAGAGACTTATGCTGATAAATTACAAGAATTAATCCCTGATGGTGTGAAATTGATGAATAAAATCAAGTTCGCAGCTAAGGACAAAATGCCCGGTAACCTATATCACCAACCAGTTATTCTTGGTATGGAACATGGTGTTACTTTTGCTTCTTCAGACGAAGATGCTTTTAACTTGAATGCTCCAGTTGCTGGTCAAATCCGTGACGCTCAAGTTCGTGGAAATCCAGTTGTTATGCGTTCATTACTTGGTTACGTTGCTCTTTCAAGAGCTGCTCAAGGTGGACAAAAAGCGTTCATGGATGCTACTAAGTTTTTAGTTGCTAACATGTTACGATCTATGTCTAAAAAACTTGAGATCGAAATGCTTTATGGACAAATGGGTTATGGTGCAATTTCTGCAGTTTCTTCTGCAACTTTGACTATCAAAACTTCTGAGTGGGCGCCTGGTATCTGGGCTGGTGCTGAAGGCATGCCTATCGAAATCAGAGACGTAACTGGTGCTACTTCTCGTGGCGAAGCTATCGTTCAATCTGTTGATATGGACGCTAGAACAATCACTTTAGTTAGTGCTGTTTCTGGTATCGTTACTACTGCTTCTTCTGAAGACATTATCTGGCACAAAGGTGCTTATGGTAATGAATTTCCTGGTATCCATAAGATCTTGTCTATCCAATCTGGTACTCTTTTCAACATCAACGTTGGAACATACAACCTATTCCGTGGTAACGTATATTCTGCTGGTTCTGCTGCACTAAGCTTCACTAAGCTTCAATCTGCTGCTGCTAGAGCTGTTGAAAAAGGTCTTGATGGAGATCTTTACTCTCTTGTTAATCCACGTGCTTGGGCTAACATGATGACTGAACAAGCTGCTTTACGTATGTATGACAGTTCATACAGCGAAGCTAAATCAGCTAATGGTTCAAAAACTATCCAGTTCCATTCTCAAAATGGTACAATCGAGATCGAACCTTCAATCTACGTTAAAGAAGGTTATGCATATTGCTTGTCTGTTGATGACTGGTTCCGCGTTGGTTCTACTGACATGACTTTCAAAGCTCCTGGTCAAGGTGAAGATTTCTTCCGACATGTTGAAAATGCTGCTGCCCTCGAATTGCGTCTGTATTCTGACCAAGCACTTTTTTGCCATGCTCCAGGTAAATCTGTTCTTATAAACAACATCGTTAACTCTTAATAGTTAACTCATAATTCTCTAAGTATTCCCAATACTTGATGAGTCTAGAAGCCCGGCTTAAAACGTCGGGCTTCTTTTTTATATAAAACACATAATAATGCTTGACTAATATACACATTTGTTATATTCTATTGTTATAGGAGAAACACATGAGCAAATATTTAGTTTACGCACTTAAAGATCCAAAAACACAAGAAATTAGATATATTGGTAAATCTACTAGCGGCATGCGTCGGGCTTTACAACATAAAGACTCATCTAGTTTAAAAAAGATTTCACATAAAAACAATTGGATTAAATCTTTATTAGAATCGGGATTAATGTACCAAATTGAAATATTACAAAATTGTTCTTCAAATGAAGAAACACTACAAGCTGAAATGTACTGGATTAAATTTCATAAAGAAAAAGGAACAAATTTAACTAATCTTACTGATGGTGGAGAAGGTAACTCAGGATGGGATATGCCAGAAGAAACAAAAAGAAATATCAGTATCGCTAGAAAAGAATTTAATAAAAATCATCCAGAAGTACATCAAGCTATTATTGAAAAACAAAGAAAACAACACGAATTTCTTAATGGAATTGAACATAAACATTGTTCTGACTGTAATTCATATAAACCACTCACTTCTTTTTGTAAAAATAAAGGATTTTGGGATGGGTTTAAATCTATATGTAAATCTTGTTCTAATACTAGAGTACAAGAATATCGTAAAGAAACATTTATTCCAATGAACGAACAAGAATGGAAACAATCATATGTAAATCGTTCTGAAGCAAATAGCAAAGGTGTAACTGAGTATTTTAAAAATAACCCAGAAGCAAAAGCTAATATATCTAAAAGAATGTCTAAACCTGTAATTGGAACATGTGTAACTACTGGAAAAGAAATCAGGTTTGAATCAGCTTTAAAAGCTAAAGAAGCTGGATTTAATAATACTAATTTAGGACAGGCTATTTCGAAAAATAAAGCATATAAGGGATATATCTGGAAAAAAGCATAATTAACAACTATATGTTATGACTGCATTTCTAGCAACTTTTATACCATTTATTATATTATCATCTGCTCTAGCTTGGATGATGTTCACTTCTCCGCATCCTGAGCTTCCTCCAATGTCACCAGAGCGTCAAAAAGAACTACTAATAGCTTTAGCTGAACAAAGAAGAAAACGCAAAGAACGAAGACTTAAGCGTTTAAATAAGAAAAACTAAAGATCTATTTTCCTCCATCCATGTAAGTTCATATGCTCAATGTATTTATTCTTATCTTGAGATACATATGTCGATTCTTGTGATATAATAATTAACCCTTTATCGGTTGATACGTCAATTGCTAAATCCATATTAGATAATCCAATATTATCAAACTGATGATCGAAATCTACTATAAATAATTTATAGGTTATTACCATTTATTGGCCTTTCTTTTTATATACACTATATCCCAATCAATGACCAATTCACCATCAATTACATGCCCATACGTACCAAATCCGTAGTTAAATATAACTAAATTATCCTTAAATGTATATAGATAGTACCTCATAACTATATAATATACCTTAAAATTTAATAAAAATCAATATAAATTACTTATTTAACAACTTTATTTGACTAGTTTTACTAACAAATCGAGGATTTATAATGTCTAAGACACTTACTTTTGGATCTACTCCTGTAGAAATCCCTACGTCTGCGAATGCTCCAAATTGGAGTGAAGGTGTTACAGAAGCATTTACAGCAATAGCAGATACTTTAGCAACAGTTGCTGGAGCATTTGATGTTCCATCTCAATCAGTATCAATAGATTCATCTAATCCAGGATCACCTAATACTAACATTGAAGCACTTAGTTTTCCTATTACTGATGTTAGAGCTATAAATATTACATATGCGGTAAATAGAACAACAAACTCAACAACAGCATACGAAACTGGTACAATTATTGCAATATATTCTGCAGCTAATTCTATCGGTAATAAATGGGAAATGTCTCAAGATTATATCGGTGATGGTAAAATAAAATTTAATATTACAGACTTAGGTCAAGTTCAATATACATGTACGGCTATTGCTGGAACTGGTCACTTAGGTCAAATAATATTTTCAGGTAAAGCAATATTACAAAGTTAATTATTAAGGAGTTTTAAATGGCTTTTGGTATCAGAAAATTTATTGAAGGTATCTTAGTAAAAAATAGTACAGATACCACAAAAGAAGTTGAGTTAAAAGTTTCAAATAGTGCAACTACTGCAACTAAAACTACTATATTAGCTAGTCAAACTGCAAATGTTACTGTTACCTTACCAGACTCTACTAGCACTTTAGCTACAACTGGAGAAGTTGCAGGAAAAGCAGATACAGATCTAAATAACATAGATCCAATTGCTGCTGATCTAATTCCAGATGGCAATATAACAAGAGCTATAGGATCTACTATTGCTGCTTGGTCTGGTGTATATACTTCACAATTAACTGATTCATCTAACGATGCAAGTTATGTTGTAGATACTAGAGTAACTTACGATACATCTACTACAGTATCTGTTGATGCTGATGCTCGATTATTAAAATCATCTGCAGGAAATAAATTAGGATGGTCTGGAACAGACAATACTACATATGCATCCATTATTCCAAATGCAGATAATACATTAAATTTAGGAAATACTACTACCAAATTCAATACATTATATGCTAATACAGTTGCTTCTACTAGTTCATCTCCTTCTGTTGTTCTTGGTGCTTCTGCTGAGCTTAAAGATTCAGCTGGAGATACTTCAGTTGATTGGCCTAATCGTCAATTACAATCAGGAGCTACTGTAAAATTGGATTGGTCAGGAACTGATGTTAGTTTAAACACTCGTAAATTAACTAACGTAGTAGATCCTACTTCAGCACAAGATGCTGCAACTAAGAACTACGTAGATAGTTCTTCTGCTGGAAATTTAGCAGTAACAACAAAAACTGCGAATTATACATTAACTGGAGCAGATAGTGTTGTAATTGGTGATGTTTCTGGTGGAGCATTTACACTAACATTACCTACTGCAGTTGGAATTACTGGTAAAGTATTTACAATTAAATATGGTGGAGGAGTTGGTCAAAATCAATTAATAATAGCTACAACATCAGCTCAAACTATAGATGGAATTTCTAATATATACATGACTTCGTTTGGTGATGTAACAAGACTAATGTCAGATGGTTCCAATTGGGTAGAAATATCAGCAAGTAGAGTTGTTGGGGCGAGGTATCATAGTTCAACTACTGCTGCGGTTGTTGGAGATGTAGTAATGATTCAGCCTAGTGTAACATATGATACATACGGAAGTTATAACACAGGAAACGGACAATATACTATAATGGAATCAGGACTTTATACTATTGATTGTTCTTGGCAAATTAACGCAGGTGCTTTTAGTACAACTCAAGACATGGCAATACTTATATATGTAAACGCTAGTAATATTCCTGGAGGTAACTTAGGGTATATGGTAGGAAACGGAGCTACTAATTTTTACACAGTACAAGGATCAGATACGTTACAGCTAAATCAAGGATCAGTTGTAACTATAATACTAAGGAGTACAGTTGCTGGAGCTTGTACCACTAATTCGTTTTTCAGTATAAGTAAAATAAAATAAACAGAAAGAGTATATGAAAGAATTATTAATATTATTGAGATCTATAAATTTATACGCACATCAAGCTCATAATATATGTGCAAGAATTCCTTTCTTTCAAGATCATGAATTCTTTAACGAAGTGTACACTAACGCTGATTCTGCTTATGATGACGTTATTGAACGTATGATTGGTTTATATGGAGAAGAAAGTATTCCTTCTCTACCTGAACAGTTAGTTGCAATTTCTCAAATCATTGAACAATTACCTGAAAAAGGTGTTAAAGAAAATGCCATATTTTTTCAAGTGCTATTAGAAAAACAAAAATTAGTTTGTTCTAAAATTGAACAATTATGTACTGCAGGTAATTTACCTCAAGGTACTATTCAAATGCTCGGTAATATTGCAGATAAATCAGAACAATTTCAATATAAAATGAAACAGCGATTAAAACGATAATAAGGAATAATTATGGCAGAAGTATCAAGTAAATCAATGAGTCAAAAAGATGGAATGCAAGTTTTAAAAGCAGCATTTAATGATAACGATATGACTATTAGTACTTCGGGTTTTTTAGATGGTAAGGTAGGACATAGACTCAAAACTAAAGTAGTTTCTGTAACTGTAGATGAAAATCTTTTCTTTGATGAAGTACATGTAGAAACTGCTTCTTTTACTAATTCTTCTGCAGTTGTAACAGTTTCAAATACTATCAATTTTAAAGTTGGACAATATGCTTTGTTAGACGTTGGTACTTCTGGAATACCAGATGATACTACAATTTTATCTATCGACTCTAGTACACAAATTACGTTGTCTGCAGCATATGCAGGAGCAACTGGATCAGAAACATTACATGTTGCTAATCTTATAAAAAGATTAAGATTACAATATAATAATGCTGGACATGATATTTTATTAGATGCTGCTAGAATTAGTTAATTAATAAAGGAACGAATAATGCCTAAATATAATATAACTACTAAAGTTTGGAGAGAAAATCTTTGTTCTCAAAAACAAACAGATATGTGGCATAAGATGTGTCCTTCTTGTGATGTTGTTGAACAAATTACATACGGGAGTGCTTGGAATATTCAAACTGGAAAATTTAAAGGACAATGTAAAAAATGCGCAGGAAAAGAAAGTCCTAACTCTGGTCAGTTTAAAAAAGGTCATGCATCATGGACTCTAAATAGATCAGGAGAATTACATCCTTGTTGGCAAGGAGGAAAAACCTCCGAAGTTAATAAATTAAGAAATACTAAAGAATATAAATTATTTAGAAAAACAGTTTTAAATAGAGATAATCATATGTGTACTATATGTAGTAATACTAAATCATTAGAAGTAGATCATATTAAACCTAGGTATTTATATCCAGAATTACAATTTGATATAAACAACGGAAGAGTTTTATGTTCTGATTGTCATAAAAAAACAGAAACATATGGTCCTAAAGTTAAAAGATTAAAGAGGAATACATAATGCCTAAGTATAATATTAATCCTTTTACCGGAGTTTTGGATGGCTTAGGATCTGGAGCAACTCTAGCTATTGGCGGAACCGTTGCTGGAGCAAATCCTGAATCTATTCTTCTAGTAGACAGTGCTGGTAATTTAGCTGATTCTGGTACTCTTACTGATGGTGAATTAGTAATAGGATCGACAGGAAATACTCCTGTCTCTGGTAGTATTACTGGAACAGCAAATGAAATAGTAATTACAAATGGTCCTGGTAGTATAACCATTTCTTTAGATGATAATATTCCTGCAACTAAAATTGCAGATGGTACAGTTTCAAATACTGAATTTCAATATATAAATAGCTTATCTTCAAATGCCCAAGATCAAATAGATTCTAAAATACCTTTAACTCAAAAAGGTGCAAATAATGGAGTTGCTCCGTTAGATGCTGGTGGAAAAATAGCATCTATATACTTACCTAATTCTGTTATGGAATTCCAAGGTACTTGGGATGCAGCAACTAATACTCCTACGTTAGTAGATGGAACTGGTAATACAGGAGATGTTTACTGGGTAACTGTTGCAGGGACACAAAACTTAGGATCTGGTCCACAAACTTTCGCTGTAGGTGATTTTATTATTTACAACGCTAGTAATATTTGGGAAAAATCAATAAATAGTAATGCTGTTGTATCAGTTAATGGACAACAAGGTGTAGTATCATTAGATACTGATGATATTCCAGAAGGAACTGCTATATATTTTACTGATGAAAGAGCACAAGATTCTATCGGGGGAATATTAACAGATTCAGCTAAAGTAAGTTTAACTTATAATGATGGAACTCCATCGATTACTGCTGACATTATAGCTGATAGTTTAGTAAATGCTGACATTAATTCAGCAGCAGCTATAGATGCAACTAAGATTGCCGATGGTTCTGTATCTAATACTGAATTTCAATACATTAATTCTGTTACTTCTAATGTTCAAACTCAATTAAATGGAAAAGCTCTAGATTCTGATTTAACTAATCATATTTCAGATACTACTACTCATGGTACCATTGGTGACATAGTTGGTACATCAGATACTCAAACTTTAACAAATAAAACAATTGATGCCGATTTAAATACTATAACTAATATTGAAAATGCAGATATTAAGTCTGGTGCAGCAATTGATGCTTCTAAGCTAGCAGATGGTTCAGTTTCTAATACTGAATTACAATATATTAATTCTTTGACATCTAATGCTCAAGATCAAATAGACGGAAAAGCTAATGTTAATCTAGGTAACTTAATGGGTACTGCAATAAATGTTAATTTATTACCAGACACTAACGGTAGTCGTAATCTAGGATCTAGTCTATTTACTTGGGATAGAGCATACCTTGGTGGAATATACGATCCGTCTAATCAAATTGCCTTTAATCTAACAGGTAGAACTCTCACTGATTTAGCAGGAAATACTTCAATAGACCTAGACAATCAATTATTACTAACAAGTAGTACAACTAAATTAGACTGGTCTGGTACTAACATAGATATTAATACTAGAAAAATAATAAACGTAGTAGATCCCACTTCAGCACAAGATGCTGCAACTAAGAATTACGTAGATGTTAGAGATTATTCATCTACCGGAGATATAAAACAAACATCATTTGCCGGAGCAGATAGTCAGGCAGCTCCAGATGATATAACTGGATTTCTTTTTAGTAATGCATCTGTACGTAGTTTTAAAGCCTTAGTTTCTGTCTCTATAGATGCTACAGCTGAATTATACGAGTCTTTCGATTTACAAGGAATACAAAAAGGTTCAACTTGGGACTTATCTATTTCATCCGTTGGTGACGATTCTTTGGTTAATTTTAGTATTACTAATGCTGGTCAAATTCAATACACTTCAGATACATATGCAGGATTTACTAGTTTAACTATTAAATTTAGAGCAATTGTTACAAATGTGTAAATATAGGAACAATAACAACTATTAGTATGAAAAACACATTATTGACACAATTAGACCATAACCAGATAATAAAGCATATATTCGATGAAGAAAACGATGCACAACGCGTTAGTATCGTCTCTGGTCAAATTCCTGACATTAAGGTAGACATAGATCCATCCACAATAACAGCTGCAATACAAAAAGGATTAGAGTCTTTTAACCCACAACCACAAAAAACAGACAATTTTAACATTCAAGTCGTGGAAGTACCTGTAATCATTAAAGAAACTATTATAGAGAAAATAGAAGTACCCGTAATCATTAAGGAAATTGAATATAGAGAAATTAAAGTACCTTTCGAAGTGATTAAGACGATAGAGATAGAAAAACCTATAATTATAAAACAACCAGAAGTTCATATACTTACCAAGTCTACACTAGAAACTAAATATCTTAGGGTAGCTGTTGGTTGTTTACTTATTAGTGAAATATTAACCCTGCTATTTATTTTTAGCAGACATTAAGGAGATGTACAAAATGAAAGACAAAATGGCAAAGTTGATGGGAGAAAAGAAAAAGATTTCTCCAATCGAACAAAAAGCAAAGATGAATGTTCTTGAGCAATTAAAAAAAGATATGCAAGACATGATGGGTGATAAAGTTGCAGGACTTAAAAAAGTTACTGTTGCTTCTCCTGATTCAGAAGGTCTTGAGCTTGGTTTAGAAAAAGCTAAAAATCTAATTGAAGGTCAAGAATCTGAAGAGTCAGATGAGACAGAAGAATCTGAAATGCCTGAAATGGAATCAGATGAACATAAAGATCATATGGAAATGGCTCTAGGAGAATCAGAATCCGAAGAATCAGAAGAAGACATTGATGCTAAAATTCAAGAGCTTCTTAAGAAAAAAGAAATGTTAAAAAAATAATTAATATTTTCTAATTTTCTATTCCAAATAATTTAACTAGTAGAGGATATAAATGGCGTCTAAACCATGGAAAACGACAGATGAATTAGTGGAAATGGTAAAAAGAAAGATAGCATTACCTATCTATCAATCTACTTTTTCTAAACAAGACGTTATTGATTTTCTTAACGAAGAAATGATGATAAGTCAAATTCCGGCATTGTTACAATATCATGAAGAATATTTTGTATTTAAAAAAGAAATTCCATTAGTTAATAATATTTCAAGATATCCTATGCCAGATCGATCAATCGGAATGCGTTTACGTGATATTAAATACGTAGATTCAAATCGTAACTTCTTTGATATGTCACAGATTCCGGCAGATGATAAAGCTTTTTTTCAACGAGCAATTGGATCTAACCAAGCATTGCATAAATTCTACATAGAAGGCAATGATATAGTATTAACTCCTACTTTTCTTACATCTCCAAGTGGAAGCTTAGCGTTATACTTTTACATTAGACCTAATCAGTTAGTTGAAAACTCAAGAGCTGCAATATCTACTAGTTTTGTTAAGACTGTTACTATTTCAAATAATGCAACAGTAACCGATTCGTTAAATACTATAGTAATAAATAATGTGTCATTTGTTCCTAAAACAATATTAGATCCAGGTGCAGTAAATGAATTTCTAATAGGAGTAGATGCAAACGCAACTGCTAATAACTTAGCAAATGCTATAACTACTTCTGCTTCATTTAATTATATAACAGCAACTGCTAATACTAATGTTGTAACAATAACTAGTACTAAAAATTCAATGTTATGGACTATCAACAACGATACTAATTGTTACACTTTTGTAAATCAACATCAAATAGTTTGTTCGGATGTTATCCCTTCTAATATTACTACTTCAGTATTAGTAGATTTACTTCAAACTAATGCTGGTCATAAAATATATGACTATGATATTGTACCTCAAGCAATCTCTGGAAGCACAATCGTATTAAACGATTCTGATGTTCCTAGTACATATGTTGTAGGTGATTACATATGCGAACAACATGAGTGTATTATTCCTTATCTACCTCCTGATTTACATAACGCGTTAGCAGAAAGAGCTTCTTCTAGAATTCTTGCTGCACAAGGCGATGCAGCAGGACTTCAGATGGCCCAAGCTAAGATACAAGAAATAGATCAACAGACTAATCGTATCATTGGCGATAGAGCAGAAAGTACTCCTCTTAAGTTAAATGCTAGAGGAAGTATTTTACGTTATACTAAAATGGGAAGAAATCGCTGGTAATTTAATTAAAGACGGATGTTAAAATGGCAAGCTTAGTTACATTAAAAGCTACAGGATTACAAACTCAGCCCAATCAATTGGACTTAGCCGAGGGTTCGTTATCTGTTGCTTCTAATATTATTATCGATAGAGATAACGTAATTGAAAAACGTAGAGGATTTAAACTTTACGGTAATTCATTTGGATCATCATCTAATATATCAAAACAATTAATGGAATATAGAGACAGATTAATTCGTCATTATTTAGATAAATTACAATACGATAATGGATCTGGAACATTTACTGATTTTCCTGGAACATTTACTGAACCAGAAACTGGAATTAGAATTAAATCAGTTGCAGCTAATAATAATTTTTATTTTACCACTTCGCAAGGGGTTCAAAAAATAGCAGCAGCTACTAGCGATTTAAGTACATCTGTAATTTCTAATGCTGGTGGAGTAAAAGCAATAGATATATCTTCTGCATTAAAATATACATATGGATCTTTAACTGGCTTTTTACCAGTAGATTCAGCTGTTGCATATCGTGCTGTATGGGGAATAAAAGATGTAAATGGTAATTTAATTTTAGGTACTCCTTCTCCTAGATCTGAAATATACAATCCGATTACCCCAGTAATGAATCAAGATTTTATGAGATTATTACAAGGATTAGATAATGCTGCTGCAGTTCCTGCAGGTCAATCATTAACTGATGTTGATTATACTACAACATTAGGATTACCTATATATTCAGATGCTACTTTATTACGAACCAACATACTTTCTTTGTCTGCTAAATTAGATACAGATATTTATCCTGCATTACCAGCAATAACTACTCCTGATCCTTTTTATACAGCAGGACCTCCTCAATATGTACGTATCAAGTTTGTAGCAGCTCACGGCCTAATAGTTGGAGATTCGGTTAAAATAACAGGAATGATACCAGATGCGTATAATGGTGTATTTTCCGTAATTAATATTCCAGCAGCAGATACTATAGATATTTCAGTAATTGCTAACCCTGGAACATATACTTCTGGTGGAGTAGTAACTAAAGTAAAATATCAAACAATATTAGAACCAGATGAGTTAAGCATTCCTCAAACATCAGCACAATTAAGAAGCATCCAAGATTATATGGATGAGATTATTTTAAAATTACAAACAAGTCCAACTTCAGAAATTACAAATACTAATTTAAATTTATATATAGATGAACTAAATGTAACCAAAACCTCTACTGTTAATTTAACTATAAATATTCCTACAGAGGTAGTGAGTGCAGGATTAAATCAATACTTTTTGCAGTTATATCGATCTAATATAACAGAAGCAATAGGAACCACGGTATTAAGTGAATTGGTTCCAGATGATGAAATGAAATTAGTATATGAAGCTTTTCCAACAGCATTAGAATTAAGTGCTAATGTTATGTTATTTGAAGATATAACACTAGATACTTTCGCTGGAGCTAATTTATATACAAACGAAGCGACAGGAGAAGGAGCATTACAAGCAAATGATGCGCCTCCTTACGCTAAAGATTTAGCTAGATTTAAAAATGTTACGTTTTATGCTAATACTAAAAATAAACAAAAAAAGCTATTATCTTTATTAGGTGTATCTAATATGATAACAGATTACAATAACAGTATAATTCCAAAATTAACAATAACAAATGGAACAAATACTGTTACTTATTCTTTTGTTACAGGATTACAAGAAATAACAGATATAACTTGTGTAGCTGATGTTGCTGATAGTTTAAATGGTACATATTTTGATATATATTCAGCAGAAGATGTAACTAAATATCGTTTTTATTATAAAACATCAGGGGGGACTGATACTCCTCCAGCTATAACTACAGAAACTCTAGTTAAGATCTACATAAACACTAACGATGCCGACACTAGTGTTGCGGGTAAAACTAAAGACATATTAAACGTATATGGTGTAGATTTTATAGCCGAAGATAACACGTTACCTACTATACAAGTAACAACTACTGGATTTGGGTATACGACAGATGCGTCTGCTGGAACTACAGGATTTACAGTTACAGTTACACAACAAGGTAGAGGTCAATCTATATCCACTAATCCTAAACAGGTTCTTCTTTCAACTAACATATCTCCAGCAGTAGCTGTCGATGAAACAGCAAGAAGTTTAGTTAATATAATAAATAAAGATACCTCCAGTCCAGTATATGCTTATTACTTATCTTCAGCTAGTGGTGTTCCTGGTAAATTCTTTTTAGAAGCAAAATCACTAAATTCTGATGTATTATATATGTTAACCAATAATTCAGTTACTGGAGCATCTTTTAATCCAGATTTGAGTCCTACTTCTAGTATTACTGCTATTTCTTCTGCAAATCCTACTGTAATAAATACTAGTGCTCCTCATGGTCTAGTCAATACTTCAACTGTTGTTATTTCATCATCTAATTCTCCAACTAACATAGATGGCAAATATTCAGTTACTGTAGTCTCTTCTACTCAATTTAGTATCCCTGTCGATTTATCTGCTATGGTAGTAGGTTCATATTCTGCAGTTTATTCTAAAACATCAGATGTTGAAGCAAGTGAGAATGAAACAAAACCAAATAGAGTTTATTATTCTAAATTAGACCAACCAGAAGCCGTTCCGTTGTTTAATTATTTCGATGTAGGTGATTCAGATAAAGCTATCCTTCGTATTTATCCTCTTAGAGATAGTTTATTTGTATTTAAAGAAGAAGGACTATATCGTATATCCGGTGAAGTATCTCCTTTTACCTTAGCTTTATTCGATTCTTCTTGTAAAATAACAGCTCCCGATTCAATAGGAGTAGTAGCTAATTTGATATTTGCTTGGACTAAAAAAGGAATAGAGACAATATCAGAGTCTGGTGCATCCTTAGTGTCTAGACCAATAGATAACGATATATTGAAACTAGGAAGTACCAACTATACTAATTTTAAAACAACGACATTCGGACTAGGTTATGAATCAGATAAATCGTATTTAGTATGGACAGTAACAAAAACAAATGATTCTGTTGCTAAAATATGTTATAGATATAGTACCGTTACGGGAGCATGGACTACGTACGATAAAACTAATACTTGCGGAATAGTTAAAGTTCTAGAAGATAAATTATTTCTAGGAGCAGGTGATATTAATTACATAGAAGAAGAAAGAAAGACATTCACAAGAACTGATTATGCTGATCGTGAATTATCATTTCAAATAAACAGTAATGCTTACTCTGGTAATAAAATTAAATTTACATCTATAACTGATTTTGAAATAGGTGATGTACTAGAACAACAACAGACTCTTACTCCTTATATATATAATATGTTATTAAAGAAATTAGATTTTGATCCTGGTTCTAATTTTACATCGTTTTATACAACATATCAAGCTTTGGGTGGAAATAACATGCGAGATAAGTTGGTAGAGTTAGCTCAAAAATTAGATACATTAGGATTAACTTTTACTGATTACGAAAGTGTAATTGATTCTAAAACCGGAAGTATAGGTTCTCAAACAATAGGAGGATCTGCAGTTGAAATAACATCAACTGCTCATGGATTAAAAACCGGAAGATATATTAACATATTTGGAAATACATCAACTCCTAGTATTAATGGAGATTGGTTAGTTACGGTTATAGATGCTAACACTTTTAGTATTCCTACTGTGATAAATACTTCGGTTTCTGATGGATCATTTCTCACTTTAGATGATAATTTTGAAGATGTTAAAGGATGTTATAATCTTATAATAAATAAATTAAACGCAGATCAAACTATAGGGTTTACTAATTATTTAGAAATAGATACGACAACTAATATCGAAGCAATTGTTACTGATATAAATAAAATAACAAAAACAATAACTTTAAATATAACACTTGACTATGTGGTTGGTCCTGTTTTATTATATAAGTCATATACTAGTACTGCTGTTTACTCACCAACTACAATGGGTGATCCGTTAGGATATAAACACGTTAGAGAAGCTACTGTAATGTTTGAAAATAAAGCATTTACTTCTGCAATACTTAGTTTTGGAAGTGATTTATTACCGATGTATATACCTATTCCTTTCAATGGTGATGGTAATGGTATATATGGTCATAATAACTTTGGAGAAGGCTTTTATGGAGGATCATCACATAGTGCTCCATTCAGAACGTTAATACCCAGAGATAGTCAACGGTGTAGAGCATTGAATGTTAAATTAGAACATGATGTTGCTAGAGAAAATATAATAATTTATGGTATATCAATTACAGGTGAAGTTGGCTATAGCACAAGAGCTTACAGAGGTTAACATGAGATTACCTAATTATCGTAGAATATTTTCTAATGATTTTGAAGAACAATTTAAAGATTTGTTAGATAAATTGTCAGGTACATTAAATTCTGGTATAGAAGTTATTTACGAAGCATTGAATAATAAATTAACGTTTAGAGATAACTTTGCAGCAACAGTTGCCGAGTTTAACGTTATTGTAGATAGTAACGGTATTCCTAACGGGACAACTAGTTTCAAGCTTTCTAACTCCTTGAAAATAGAAGGATTATTCGTAATAGCAGCAACCGACACAAGTAATTCTACCTTATATCCTCCAGGAGCTGTTTTTGTAAGTGGGAATCCTAGTAATACTTCGTATATAATAAGCAATATAAGAGGTTTAACTCCAGGTAGAGAATATAGAATTAAAGTAGTAGTTTTAAATTAGATACGATATGTTCGTTTTAACAACTCTATATGTTGTATCTCTACGTAATTTAAAGGGAAAAAATGGCTATAAATTTTAATCAACAAAATCCAAATAACCCACAAGGTCAGCTACCTAATCAACAAACACAACAATCGTTTAAACCTAAATCTACTGGATTCACTAATATCCAACGAGTGTTAGGTGCGAATAAAAACAATAAATTAGGTCAAGCTGTAACTCAAGGAGTACAAGGAACTGTTCAAGGGGTTAAAAGTAATTTACAACAAGAAGTTCAAAAAAATAAACAAATAGCAGATAATTACAATAGTCAAATAGGTCAACAACAACATCAAGCAAATCAGGTCATAAGTCAAGTTAATCAACCTGATCCAAATGCTGATCTATCTCAAATTGCAAATGCTAATCAAGAATTATTTCAAAACGTAAGATCTTCTAATTATACCGGACCACAAGAATTAGGTAATATACAAAAGCTACAACAACAAGCTGGAGACGTTGAACAGTTAGGTAAACAAATAGCAGGTAGCAATAGAGAAGGTCTTTTACAACGGTATGTTGGTGGAGATAGATACACTGGAGGTCAACGTAGACTTGATAATTTACTTTTAGGTCAAACTGGACAAAAAGAGTTAAATCAAGCTCGTCGTGACACTATGGGAATTGATGATAGTATAAGTCAAGCCAATAGTGAAGCGGCTAATCGATTTATGTCTAATTTAAAATATAAACAAGATGTTGCTGGTAGCATTAATCAACAATTAGGTCAATCTCAAGAAAAGATAAATAGTGATATTCAAAACGTATTAAATAATCTACAATCAGATAATCAATTTCTTCAAACTAAAGATAAAGCAGTTCGTGATTATTTATCACAAAGACAAAAAACAGGTGCAGGTGAAGTTCAGACTCAAACTATGATAGATCCAGTAGATCAGGCTATGGTTGCTTTAGAACGGGCTGGAGTAAGCGCTGGTCAATATAAAGATCAATTAATGAAAGCTTTAAACGCTGGATTAGATCCGCGTGAATTAGTTAATGCTAGCTTAAAAACAAATTTAGGTCAAAATATAACAAAAGAAGGAGCAATGACTGGACAACAAGCATCTCAGTTAAACGCCCTATCTAGACTTAGTGGAGATAATTCAACTACGTATAATAAAAATATAGAAGCAACTAAAGGTGGATTTAATTTTGATATTAATAATATTCAAAAAAATATAGCAGAACAAGAAGCATATAATCAAGCAAATGCAGAAGAAAAAGCTAGAATGTTAGCAGATAGAGATGCTAGAACTAGAAAAGAAAGAATGGCTGCAGAAAATACAAGAAAAGCTCTATATTTATTAAATCCAGCATTAGGCGCATCAGCTGATATGTTATCTGGCGATTTCCAAAAAAGCGATGCATACAAAGCACTACAAAAATATGGTGGAATGGATAAAGTATTCGAATTAACAGGTAACACTTCAAATGCCCTAAATCGAGCTATGAGCGGAGAACAATCATTAGATTCGGCTTTAAGCGACACTACTAGTAATTTATTAAAAGATATTGCAAATAGACCTGGACAATATATTAATTTATCTCCAGGGATGACAGCAGAAGACGCATATAATCAAATTAAATCAATAGGATCTAATCCAGGAGATGCATATAATCGCGGTGATATCAAAAAAGGAATAGAAAGCGTTGGAAATACGGTTTCTGATGCAGTAAGTAACGTTACTTGTCATCTAGCTGGAACTATGATACGATTAATAGATAACAAATTTAAATCTATAGAAAATATTAAATTAGGAGATATGTTATATCTTGGTGGAAAAGTTACAGCACTTGGTTCAAGTGTAGCTAACGAATTTTATGATTATAAAAATGAAAAAGTTACAGGAGAACATGCGGTATTTGAAGATGGAAAATTTATTAGAGTTAAAAATAGTAAAGACTCTAAATTAAATATTGTCAATAATGAAATTATAGTGTATATTATAGTAACTGAAAAACATTTAATGGTTACTAACAATATAATATGGGCAGATTATGCTGAAACTCCATTTGCTATGTCTTTAACCGATGATCAACGATTGACTTGGTTAAACGATCAAGTAGATAGAAATAAAGAATTAGAAATTATTCAAAAGGATTTGAACAATGAAATTGCGATTAATGAAGAGAAAAACAGAATATCGGTATTTAAACCAATTATGGAAAAAATACAAGTATTTACCTCCTCATTTAAGTATTTTACCAAAAACAAGTTATTTTGTTTTAGATAAAAACAATAAAATAATAGCTTCTGGGTTATTATTTTTAACTAATGGTAAACTAGCAATGATTGGATGGTTGATAGTTGATAAAGATATTAAAAATAAGAAAGTAATAATGAATTTTTTAATTAAGAATCTTATAAATAAAGCAAAAGAAAAAGGTATAGTATGTATCTATACTTATAGTAAACATTCTAGTATGCTTTATATGTATAAGAAAATAGGATTTAAAAAATATGGTTCAGGAATAAATACATTAGGATTTAGTTGTAATAATATTAACTTAGCTTTTATGAAGGAATAACAAATGGCTCCATTAATGATCGCAGCAATAGCAGCTCCAGTAATATCCGGCGCAATGGGTCACTTCCTTGGCGCAGGAGATAGGGCAGCAGCCGCTGCGAAATCTGCAGAAGCAGTACAAGGGTTGATAGATGTAGGATTACCTCCTGATCTATCTAAACGATTAGTACTTGAAGAATTCCAAAAAGCAGGAATGCTAGATCCAGAAACAGAAAAAACTATTAACATGAATGTATCTAAAGTTGCTGGAATCCAAGAAGATTCTAAACTTAAAGATGCACAAATGTCTTCTTTAGAATTACTAAGTCAAAGAGCTAATACCGGATTAAACCCAGAAGATATGGCTGCTCTTAATAAAATAAGAGATCAATTAGCTAGAGATCAAAATGCAAAACAACAACAAATAGTTCAAAATTATCAAATGCGTGGTATGGGTGGTTCTGGTGCAGAATTAGCAGCTGCGTTATCTGCAGAACAATCAGGTGCAAATCAAGCTTCACAACAAGGTGATCAATTAGCAGCAATGGCATCTCAAAACGCATTACAAGCGGCTATGCAATCTGGTCAATTAGGTGGATCTATCAGATCTCAAGATTTCGATGTTAGTAAGACTAAAGCTGGTGCAGAAGATGAAATGAATAGATTTAATATTCAAAATCAATTAGGACAACAACAAAGAAACGTTGCAGCTAAAAATCAAGCACAACAGTTTAATTTACAAAATGAACAAAATTTAATGAATGCTAATACACAACAAGCAAACACCGAAACTCAAAGACAAAATCAAGCTAAACGTGATTTTTATACAGATAAAATGAATAGAGCGTCTGCATTAGGTAATGCATTAAATGGTCAAGCTAATCAATTAAACAATCAAGCATCAGCTACTGGTCAAATGTGGTCAGGAGTAGGTTCTGGAATAGCTACAGGTATTGCTGGATATGGTAAGTATCAAAATGATCAAGCTTTAAATGAATCAAATATTTCAAAAAATGCAGCAGAAGCTAATTATTATAATAGACTAAATACTCCTCCTGCAAATAATCCTCTTTTGATTAAAAAACAAGGATAATTGATATGGCTAATATACTAGATTTAATACGAAAAAATAATCCTAATTTAACATTAGATGATGCCAGAAAAGCTATGGGTATTCCTTCTGGTAATACGTTTGATATGTATGGGAATCAAGTTCCAACTCAAGATAATACAATAGACCCACTTCCTACTATGAGTCCAATGCAAAATGCGACTCCATTCGAACCTCAAATTTATAACGAGTCTTACGATCCTATTGCAAGTTTGGATATTGAACGTAATCCTAAAGAATCTTTTAATCCGTTTCAATCCGCTAATGCTCCTAAACCATCTCCTAGTATACCTAGACAAAAATCTACTCAACCTAGAGCAGAAACTCCTTCTAAGGAATTAAAATTACCACAAGATGATATTCAACAAATTAATGAAGAGAATAAACAACAAGAAGAATATAAAAATGTAGAAAATCAGTATGCTCAAGAAGACAAACAAGCTCTTGATAGTACTCCTGAAATTCCAGAAGAAGGTCAATCTGATATATCAGAAGAATATCACGAATCTCCAGAAACATATGCTCAACAATTAGCTCGTGCTCAAGGAGCTGCAAATGATACACGATTACTTAACTCTTTAGCACAAGCTGGAGAATTAATAGGTTCTTCTATCGCTGGAGCTAAACCTATAGCTCAAGATATATTCAAACAAAATATCGCAAATGCAGACCAACCAGTTAAAGATCTTAGTGCTAGAATTGAAATGGAATCACATGATTCTAATTCTGCTTATTCTAAATCATTACGTGACTTTTTAAATACTAAATTTGGAATGGAATTACCTGATACTATTTCTGGTGCTCAAATTGATAAATCTTTTAGCGGATTAGGTCTTAAGACATTTGAAGCAGACAAAGCAAGAGAAGAAGCAAGAAAAAAACAAGAGTTAGATTTACAAAATAAAAAAGAATTACAAGATATAAGACAAGAAGATAGATTAGAACAAATTAAAGCTATGGCAGCAATGAACGCTCCAATGCGAGAATCATTACTTCATGAGCGAGAATTATCTAGAGAAATGCGTGAAAGAATTTCTAAAACTGGTAAAATAAACACTGCAGCACAAAAAATGGCTTATGGTAATGGTTCTAGTTATATTACTAGGTTATATAATGATAATTTAAGAGCAGAAAAAGTATTTACTACTATTGGATTAGATCCAAAAATATCTGAAAAAGAATTAGACGCAATACCAATTGCACAATTAGATAAAGAACAAAAATTAAAAGTAATGGAATTAGCTACTGAATTAAACGGACTTCTTTCTGGAAGTAACAATCCAGCTGCCTCTAGTCTAAATAAATTAATTCCAGCTAATATACAAATGCATAAAACAAAGGTAAAAGATTTTATTACTTCTGAATTAAATGGAGCAAATCAAGGATCTTTTGTTAAAGAAGTAGCAAAAATTGCTCGTAGGGTTAAAGAAAATTCAAAAACAAAAGTAATGGAAATAGCTAAGAAATCCTTTGGTCCGTTATCTGGATTTGCAAAAGATAAAGATCCTGAAGTTCAAGACATGTACAGACATACATTATATATGAACGGATTAGATCCAGAAGATTTTGAAGAAGAAATTAAAACAAGAGCATCTAATTTAAAAGAAAAAGCTGCTAAAAATAAAGAAGCTAAATCTCCAGGATTAGATGCTAAATTAAAAGCAGTAGATACAATGTCAGAAGAAGAATTAGATAAAGAACTTGCAAAACGAGGAATTAAATAATATGGCTGATTCTGCTGAACAAAAACGTATACTATTAAAAAAACAAATGCTTAAAGAACATTTGTTAAATGAAAAAGCTCCAGAAGAAGTTAAACAAGAAGAACCTCTACCTGAAGATCCTAATAAGAATACATTACGTCAAGCGTCATGGGCTGAAACTAGTCCATTAGTTCAAGGAACTAAAAATACTTTACTAGGTGTAACTGCTGGTATTCCGTTTACAGAACAAATAGCAGGTATTGTTGGTGCTTTACGTGGTAAAGGATATGCTGATTCTAGAGATAGACTTATAAACAGCGAAGAAATGGCAAATTTCGAAGATCCTGGTAAGTATGCATTTGGAAACGTTGCAGGTGGAATAGGAGTAGCTCTTGCACCAGAATTAATAGCAGGAAAAGTATTACAAGGAGCAAATGCGGCACGAGTGGCAGCATTAGAAGCAGGAAATTTAATACCTAAAGCAACAACTGCTACTAAAATTGCTAGTGCATATAAAAATACACCAGAACCATTAAAACAAGCAGGATTTGGTGCAATATATGGTGCTAGTAAATCCGGTGTAGATTTAACTAAAGATGATTTATCTTTAGGCGATATAGGTAATTATGCTTTTGATATAACAAAACCTACAGCATATGGTGGGTTGGTAGGTATGATCCCAGCAGCAATAGCCGGAACTATAACTAAAACTCCATTAAAAAATACAGGATATGGTAAATTATTTAAAAAATCATATGAAGAAGGTGTAGATCTTTCTAATGGTGACGTAATTGATGCATTAGCTAAAGAAAAAATAAGTAAAAGTAACGAAATAGCCGAAACTATTTTAGGAAATGCTAAGAAAAAAGCAATAGCTAAAGCTGAAGCTATAGGTCAGAATGCAGATGTTCCATTAAATCTTAAGGACATTAGACAATTCGCAGAAGAAGAACTCGGTGCCCTATCTCCAGATCTTAAGTCTAATCAACAATTAATAGCAGAAGTACAAAACGAACTTTCTCAAGCGTTTAAAGATAAAACTATTACAACTAAAGTTCCTAAAATAGATGTAACTAAAACAGAAGTACCATATGAACCTAGTAGCTTAGATAAACTAAGAGAAAAAATAGCTGATCAAAAACTAAAGGATGCAGATTTAGGTATAAATGCTAGATATGACATAAATAAAGTTAAAAATGAATTAGGTCAAGATCGACTTAAAGTAAATAAGTACGTAGATGATGTTCCAAAAGCTTCTCCTGAGAAGTTAGTAGATGAATTAGATTCACAAGGACAACCTACTGGATATAAAGTTTTAGATGTGACAGAACAACAACCGTCTATTGATACATCAGCTAGTGTTACTGGAATACATCCAGATATCCCTGCATCTGGAGGATATTCTAAATTTACACCAGAACAAACAATAGAAGAGTACACTAAACTAGAAAAACATCCAGAAATGTACACATTAAAAGAAGCAGATGAAATACGTAAAAACTTATCGACATTGATAGATCAACAAAAATACAAAATAGATCCAATGGGTGGAACAAAAAGTATAGCATACGATCCGTTAAATCGAACTAGAGGAAAAATATCAGAATTAATAAATGAATCTACTCCAGAAATATCTAAATTAAATAAAGAATTAAGAAATACAGCAGATGTTGCGGATGCTTTAGGTATGGGTAAAATGGATGCAGATACTATTGCTGATTTGTCATTAAAAGATCAATTTAAAATAGATGATCCTATTCGAGCATTAGCTAATCCTGCTTCGCACTCAGTAGAAGCAGCAAATAAACAAATGATAAATCAAAGTAAATTTATGGAAAAGCTCCAACAATTAGATCCCGCATCTGTTGAGAAATTCAAAAGAACAATGAATATATCTGAAGATTTAGATTTAGGTCAAGCATTAGGAACTGCAGAAAAAGGGATTACTACTAGATACGGAGTAATCCAAAAATTAGCTAAACATATATCAGGAAAAGGTGGAATTGCTATTAGAGCTTTAAATAAAGGAAATAAATATACATTTACTACTCCTGAAATAGCAACTGCATTATCTCCAGGATATAATGAACAAACAGAAGAAAAAAGACAACAATTATCTGAAATGAGTCCAGAACAAATGATGAATATTGCATCAAGACTCAAAGGTAAAGGAATTGATGGAGTTGCAACTAAGATAGAAAAAGCAGCTCAATCTAAAGACCCTGTACAAAAAGCTCAAGCTGAATTTATAGTTAAACAGAATCCAACTGCTCGCAAACAAATTGAAAATCCAGAGGAGGAATAAAGTGGATGATTCATACGAACAAAGAAGATTAAGAAAATTAATAGAGAACGAAGAAAGACAAGCTTCTTTGGATTCTCCCATGTCAAAAACCGAAAGCTTCTTAAGAGGAGGAGCACAAGGTGCTTCTTTAGGATTTGCTGATGAATTAACTGGTGCAGGTGAAGCAGTATTAGATACGTTACAAGGTAATACTAAACCAACATTTGAAGATTTCATAAATACATATAAACGACATAGAGATGAATCTAGAGAAAATTACAAAACAGCAGAACATACTAATCCTTATAGTTATACAGGAGGTCAAGTAGTTGGAGGTATTGCTCCATTGATTGCCTCTGGAGGAGCTGGAGCTGGAATTCAAGGTGCAGGTAGATTAGGGGCTATTGCTGGATTAGGAGTATCTGATCAAGATTTAACTAATTCTGATATATCAGTTGCAGATAAAGTAAAAGGAACAGGTTCCGATATGATCTCTGGTGCAGGTTTTGGGTATGCAGCTGCATCTCTTCCTACCGCGTTCTCTGCTATTAAAAGTAAAATTCGTCCTGGAGCAGCTATTTCTGAAGTTCCGGCTGATGTGTTCTATGGCAAAATACAAGATGTTTTGAAAAATCCTAATCCATTATATAAAGCAAATATAACTCCATATAATATAGATGATTATAAAAATTTTAAAACATTTTTATCTAATGATGGTAAAAGTGGATATGCTTTAAAACCTGATGGAGAATTAATTAGCGTTTTCAGTTTAGAAAAAGGGAGAGGTCCAGAATTAGTAAAAGATGCAGTAGTTAGTAAAGGAGCAACTAAATTAGATGCTTTTGATATTAATAATAAATTACCAAATTTGTACGGTAAATATATGGATGAAACGTCTCGATTGAAGTTTGCCGATGAATACGCTCCTAAAGATTGGGACTACTCTAAATTCGGTAGACCTGACGTTGTAACAATGAATGTAAATCCAGATAAATTAAAACCAAATGATTTATCTTCTGGTGTTTTTTCTAAACTGAAAAGTAAATTAAATCCGAAATATAAAGAAACAAAAAATACACAAGATATAATTGATCAATATGTACAGAGTAGAGGAAAAGAAAGAATTAGTGAATTATCTTTTAATGAAAATGAAGAATTATTAACTAAAATAATTCCAGACCATAAACCAAATTATAGTAAAGATGTTCAAAATCTTAAAAATACTAATAGTCTCCAAGATTTAACTGCAGACCAATTATTAAATATTCCAACAGATGAATTTAAACAATTAATAAAAAGATTAAACCTGAAATAAAGGAATAAAGATGTTATGAAAATTTCTGAAATGTTGCTTAAAATATGTGAAAATCAAGAAGAAATGAAAAATGACGTAACTGATATTAAAGTTACGTTAGCTGAGCAACATGCCACACTAGAAGATCATACTCGTAGATCTTTGTCTAATGAAGAAGCGGTGGCTTTACTTAGAGAACAAATAAAGCCCATAGAAAATCATGTATTCATGGTAAATGCTGTAGTAAAGATACTACTAGGTCTCGGAGGAGCCATTGGATTCATCGCTTCCATCCTCAAGATCGTTGAGTTTTTCCTTAAATAACTCATCTAAATAATTATTCTCATAATTCTCTTCTTGTTGCTTCTTAAGCTCAAGAATCTGTTCATATGAATCTAACTTTCCTTGTGCTTTTTCTCTAGTGTATATACATCTATTTCTAGCATTGTTCTTTGTATAACAATCACGCTTAGCTGCTTTAGTTCTATGTAGATGATTCTTATGTCTATTGAATGAAGCATTAACAAACTCAGTATTAAACTTATTTAACCATTCTGCTGCTTCTGGATTGTTCTTTAAATCCTTAAGATACTGAGCATCCATTTCAAGTAAATCAAATCTAGTCTTTAGATTGTATTCAGGTAATAAAGCTCTTAATTTCTTTTTGCTTCTATCAGAATTCTTATTAGCCTTAGACTTAAACTTAGGACTAGTATATCTTCTTTTAGGTGCCGCTTTTTTTGTACCTTTTTTTGCCAAGCTCTTTCGTTTTAGCTGCTTCTTTTGCTTTTTCAAGGGTAACTCCATCTACTCTTAAGTTGTTTTTGTCAATGTAGAAAATCTCAGGGTATCGTCTATCAAATTCTTTATAAAATTTAAAATAATAAGTTAATATCTGATTAAAATCTGTTACAGAGATAGCTGTTAATCTATTATTAATAGACCAATCTCTATATATGTAATGTAATACTGTACCGTCTACTGCATAATCTCCAGGAATAATGTTTAATTCTTTCATCCATCGCTCTATGTTCTTTTTGAATCTAGGAGTATTTAAATATATAGTATGTTTTGTTTTAAAAAATACTTCTTTTGCTTTATTAGTTAAAGCAACATTATCTATATTAATTAGAACATGACCACTTTTTGATCTCTCAAGGTATATAGTTAATCTATTCATAAACTCACGCTTGTTTAGTTTCTCTGATTTATTCCAAGCAGTGTATAGTTTATAAAGTAATGAACCTTTTACTACGTTAGTTCCTGGTTTAAGATTATAAAAAGAAACAAAGTCTAACATATTATCTGGTGCAGACTGTACATTAGACTCGTTAGTAACATCAGACTCGTTTAATTGAGAAAGTAGAGTTTCTGTATCTATTTCTTGTCTTAAAAAGTCTTTCTTTTTGTTCATTAAAATTCCATTGTAATATTAAGTAAGCCGAGATTGTCTGATTTATGTCTAATATACTGTCCACCGACAAAGATAGGTCCAAGTACTCGTCTATCTATTTTAGCAGAATAAGTATCAGTTACAGCAAAAGGATTTACTCCAACCGAAGCTAACCATTGTTTTTCTGCAGGTTTAGATATAACAGATTCGAATTGTTTATCTTTTTTCTCTGTAGACTTGTCTGTAATTACGGTAACTAATTCTTTTGTACCGTCTGGTTTAGTTATCTCCTTAATAACAGTCACTACGTCTTTTTTAATTACTTCTTTCTCTTGTACTTCTATTTTAGTTTCGATTCTTGGAGGCTGGAAATATCTTCCAGCTCCATATCCTGAAACAAATAGAACAATAGCAACTATTACTATTGTCTTAATGTTGTTCATATTATTTAATTCCTTTTATGTAATTCTGACAATATCCAGCAGTACAAATCAATTGGAAATCTATTGTATTTTTTACAACTCCTATATTTTGTTTTTTATTTTCTTGATCTCCACCAGAAAGACTGATCGTTGTTTCAGGTAAAGTGAAACTAACGATACCATCAGTAATATTTTCTTCTAATGCATCTTCAGCATCAAGACGTAATTCATTAGCTATTTTACTTTTGTACTGTTCGAGCGTAATACCTTGACGTTTAGCTACTTCTAAATCCATTTTAGTAGAAAATCGTTTTAAGAACGATGTCATAGCATGCATATGATCAATATTACCAGACGTACCTGCAGATGCTGAATGAAACATAATGATAGTACGATCGGTCATATATCGTTTAACTCCATACTGGTGAATCATTGCATCCATAGAAGCACACGTAACATAACAGATTGTATATACTGGAGCTTTACTTGCTTGAATAGCAGAGATTAACATACTACCAGTAACAACCGATCCACCTGGACCAGATAATACTAAATAAATAGGTTCATTAGATTGTTCAGACAAATTGTTAATAACTGCAGCAGCAACTAATGCATTTTGTCCTACTTCACCTAAAAGAGCTACTGATCTACCCGGTGGTAGAGTTAATCGTTTAATTGATTTAGATTTAATTGTTATTTCTTTTTCTTGTAATTTAGGAACACTTGGCGAATCTACTGTAAAATTAGTTTCTTCTACTGGTAAAGTTACCGCAGATGATGTACCTTCTTTCTGTGTTCTAGTAAAGAAAATTGCTCCACCTATAAGGAGAATTCCAGCTAGAATTAATCCTCTCACTCTGTTTTGTTTTTTGTTATTGTTCACTATTTTTTTCTCCTTGTTGTTGTTGTGTGTCGATCTCTAGTTTTGTTTTATCTTTTGTTATTTTTCTTCCAAAGTATAAAGCTCCCATAGCCCATACCATGTTTTCAGCAATTCCCATATCCATATCTTTTACTACTTCTAATAATCCTAATGTCCATAGGACAAAAGAAACAATTAAAAGAGTAAGACTTACCGATGGAGCATTTTTATCTCGGATGAAAGGAAAAACTATTCCTTTAGTTGCTAAATATTCATTAATTTCTGCTAATTTAGTTTTAAGACTGTCTAACATATATACACCACTTCCTTGTGTCGAACTTTTATACTATAACATTTTTTTATAGATGTCAATAGTTTTTGTTATACTATTTTACTTTTTTTGTAGATTTCCTATGTATTTTTCTTAATATATTCTCTTCGTCTGTCTTAGTTTTATTACATTCTAAGCAAAGTACTTGAAATCCTTCAGTTTTTGGAAACATTCGCTTTAAATAATCATCCCAATTAGTGAATCCACTCAGTCTCACGACGGGTATCACATGATCAAGTCTCACTTCTTTCTTAGGAAAGGCTTTAGTGCAGATGTGGCATTTATACAGCCCACGATCGACTCTGGAAGCCTTTAGCGCGTCGTTCCTATACGGCCAGTATAATGTACCTCTACGCAATGTAGCAACTATATAGCGTTTTAAATAGGCATCAAATTCTACATCGTTGGTTGGTAATGGTTTTTTCTTTTTCATACCGTCTCGTATCCAGAATAGAAGAAGAGAGTACCACTGCTTATGATAGAAGCACAAGGGAATGGTTCTAATTCTAGATTAACTCCTATTACCATATATGATATATCGGTTAAACTATATTTGTTTATTATTGATTTGTGTATGTAGATGGTGTCACCTACACGTAACTTATTAGAAGATGTTGGTTTTAGCGCGAGTCCATGCGTCATGTATTAAGTTGTTAAAGATATTCTAAATGTAGAGGAATTATAAATCCATCATGTATTGACGTATCCCAGAAAGCAGAACCACTTGAAGTATAAATACAAGCACAGTATTCTAACGCACCATTAACAAATGAAAGAGTTGCTTTTACATTTTCGATACTATAATAATTACAACTTAATTTTATCATTTTAACCTAGTTCTATCTCCACAAACATTACAAGTAGCATAAACTTTTCCTACTATTTCAAATGTCTCTAGTGTTCCTTTAAAACATTCTTTACATGGTAGTATAGGTTGGGTTCCAATAGGTAACTCTTCAGTATCGTCTTGAGAATCTTCAAAGATTTGTTCATTCTTTTCTAATTGACGTATTCTTTGACGTAGAGATTTGACTAACTTCTTTAATTGTCGTATTTCAGACAAGTAGTATTCGTCTTTTCTAGCTTCTTTGCTTCTAGCCAACTTAAGCTCCTAGCTTATTTAATCTGATTGTTTACATTTTTCGCTAGCTGAATATAGTTGTTGATTAATCCATTTACGTAAGTTTCAATGTCTAACATCTCGTCTTTACTAGGATTTCCTGAGTTTCGTTGTTGCTTAAGTATATCAATAAAATCTAATACTAATTTTAAAGCTCTATATCTAGATTTAAGATCTTGTTCTAAATTAATCATTGACGTATCTCTTCTGCACACTTAGACTTAACTAATATTACATTAGAATAATCACCTAAGTATTTTTTCTCTTTTGCTTCTTTAGTAAAATCAACATGATAACTGTATTTATTTTCTAATACAACTTTACCATATACATTATCTTCTTTAGCATCTAAAGTATTATTACTATTCATAAATACTACAGTAATTAAACAAGTTACAAACATATATTACTCTTTTTTAAATCTATTATCTAGATTAGGATGATTATAATAAGTATCTATTGCCATTGCTAAATTAGCCATTGCGTTGCCTAAGTGTAACGATTTACTCTCATCGTCAATATCTTCACCATCTAAGAATTGGTAAATATGTCTTAGCGCAGCACTGACTGTTCTAGTTATTTCAATACCATTTTTATAATTCCATGATTGATACTTAGATGCACCAAACGTTAACGCTTTACCCATTTCATACATTGCTTCTTTTGGGACAAAAGCAAGTACTGGTTTTTCTGAATCATTTTTTAAACCTATTTTAAGTTTCTTGTCTTGCATTTTCTTGTTGCTCCTGGTTAACTTCTTTAATCATAACAGGATTTCTTAGAATTGTCACTAACTTTTCTGCTTCAATCATAGGTTTAGTCATAAGATATCGATATAGTTCATTAATTTGTTCTTCTGAATATGTTCTTTCGTATTTTTTCATTTTGTCTCCTTAATTATCATTAATTTACTGTTACATATATAAGAATCAGCTATCGTTTCTTCGAATCTAATTTTATAAGTTAAACGACAATCTGAGTAAGATTTTCCTTCTTCATAAACTATCCCAATAAATCCCTCATAAAACCCATCTGTAACAATAACTCTATCATTATATTTAAATTTAGTTTCAACTGCTCTATTTGTATAGTCCCTAGTATTGCAGCCAATTAACAATAAACACAAAAATATGTTTTTCATATTACTTTCTCCCATCCAGTTACAGCATATGCTGCCGTATAAGAATATCTTCCAGATGTATCAATAAAATTAGTTAAGGTTAAAGCTAAGTACGCATTTTTTCTACTATGAAATTTAAACAATCCTATTTTAATCATATTAAAACGTTATTTTATGTAAATTATCAATCATATAATTTCCTATGTAACTATACATTCCTTGATTATGTATAAAATGTCTAGGTTTAATAAATAAAAAATATATATTATTATTTGTTTCTACATTAGTTTTTCTAATACTTATTTTTGCCATATGAGACTATTATTGTATATTGGAATAATTTTGTCAAGTTCTTTTTTATCATCTACATCATTTAACTTAACAATTCTAGCATCTCCAAAAATATGATTTTTTGTACTTTCGAATATTACTTGACCTATTTGGTTATTGTTAATAGCCAAAGATTTAGCATATATATCAATTCCTGATAAACTTGGAGCGATAAACACCTTAGTACCGTCGAATGTAGTAAATTGAGCTTCGCAATGGGTGTGCCCAAAAAGGCACAGTTTAAATGGAGGTTTATTTATTGTAATTTCTCCATAATTGAATTTGTTAATCGCTGCTCCTAAGCTATCTGTATTTAATGATTTACCTGGATTACCTAGTTGCTTAGAAAACATAGTGTCACCATGAGTTACTAGACATCTTCCTGCTGGTAAATTTATCTCAGCAAACATTGCTTCTGGAATATTAAAGTCAATTCGTTTTTCATTTCTAAAAGCAGCACTTAATGCAAAAAATACTGGAGCTAAATTAGAATCAAATTTATGGGATGTTACACGATTACCATGTTCTCTACGATGCATACCATCATCGTGATTGCCGGATAAACAACTAACTGTTATATTTTTATAGAACTGAGAACAATAACTAATAAAATGTGTTAATATATGTATTGCTCCGTTTTGTTGATAAGACAATAGTTCCATAGTGCGAGCAGTTAGATCGTGTATAGTTCCTTGAAGTAAATCACCATTTAACACAATATGTAATCTTTCAACATCTGCTCTTTTCTCTATTTTATAGTCAGCAACTTGTTGTGCTAAATAAGCAGTTCTTCGACATGCTTCTTTCCAACCATAAGAATTAACTCCACCGACTTCTTTAGTTGGAACGATAAGACCATAGTGAGTATCATTTAACATCACCACTACTTCTCGTTTAATACCTGTTTTTTTATTATATTTTAATGGCTGAGCTTTAGGTAATTTAACAGGAACTACTAAATTATCTATAGCATTTTTTAATTCATCTCTAAAGTTTAAAGTTTTACCCAAAGATGTCTCTAACTTAGAAATATAATTAGCTTCGTTCTTTGTCTTTTGAATACCTGCTAAATCTTTATCACCTAAAGGAAAATAAGCTCTTTTAATTGCAGTAAGACCTGCACTACGTTTCAACGCATAATCAGTAATACCAAAATCTAACACTTCAGCTTTAGTAACATCAAACGGATGCTTATCTTGCTCTTTTGCTACTTTTTTTATTGCTGCTATTACTTTTTCGTTGAAATCGTTTTTTGGTTTGTTCATTCTTAAATTCCTTTTTCTTTTCGTTGTAGATTTTAACAGATGGAAATTCTCCTGTTTCAAAATAATATCTATACGCAAAAATATCTAACTTTTTACTTAATAATATTACATCAGGATTAATCTTAATGTCAACTAATTTTACAATTTGATCCCAAAAATGTGTAGCATGGTGTTCATCTTCATAAATCAACTTACGATACTTTACATCTATTACTTCACCTTTTTTACGTTTCTCTTCCATATGTAAAGCTGTAAATAAATCAGTATTAGTTGTCTTTCCTCTATGTACCCAATGTACAGCATGTCCCAGTTCATGTAATAGATTAAGTAATAATTGAGTTTTAGATAATCCTGGTCTAGTATATACAGTAATACCAGACCCGTCAGTGTAAAACTCTGCAATAGTAGGGTTTACCTTGTCTTTCTTACGATAAACTACTTTAACGCCTAAACTATTGGCATACGCCTCTAACCGTTTAAGCTCTTGATCTCGTATGTTAGACATAAACTCCTACAATGGGACAATATTTACATATTCTTCTACATCTTCTTCAAAAACAACATGTTCACCATCAAAATATATTGTAAAATACCTACTTAGAGTCCAGTATGCTAACTCTGGACCATATACAGATACATCACAAATTGCTATATTTAAATTCATTAGCTGTTAATTAGGCTATCTGCTTTTTCGTTAAAATTCGCGTCGTGTATGACTTTCTTAATTTCAGATTCTTCAAGAAGTCTACGACCATTAATCCAATACTCAGCATGTTTAATATCTAATTCACCAGTTGCATGTTTTTTATATGCAGCACCGTAAGCAACTCCCTTAGTATTATGAAAGTATTTACCTACTTCTTTTTCTTTAGCTAAATCCATAACAAATTGCTCTAGCTCAACAACAGCGTCAATAGAATCTAATGATCCTTTAAGTTTATCTGTTAGGAATTCTTTCTTGATATTAGCAAAAACGATTAGATCATAATCTTCACGTTTCTCAGAAAGCCATTCTTTGTAAACGATTTCACCTTTATCTACTGCTTCTAAATATACTTTTTTTGACATATGTTTCTCCTTCTTTGTTAGTTTAATATAATTTCATCTTAAAGTCAAATTAATTTTGTAAATTTATCATTTTTAGGTATAGATCCAATTATCACTTCACCTTTTGTTATATTATCATAATCAATATAGATAATATCATAATATTCTCCAAACGGATCATCTAACGTATATAATAACATACGAACAGAGATATACGGACTATCGTTTATTCTTAATTTCATAATAATTTTACATAATCTCCATTATTCGGAGTAGCTCCTGAAACTACTTTCCCTACATCTTCATTTTCGTAATACGATTGATCAAAATCAATATACCAACTATTATAATAAGTATCAAATAACGGATGATCTTTTAAGTAATATAATACCCAAGTATGTGCGTACTCCCAACTTATTCCTAATTTCATAATAAAACCGATGCAGCAAATCCTGATTTCATTCCATGTACTTTAGTAATTCCATTGCTATTCATAGACGCAAAGTTTAACCATTGATCTGATATATCACCTAAATAATATACCAGTATTGTTTTATATATAACTCTTTCGTTTTTGGTATCTTCTTCTAAGATATAGTCCACTACTTTACTTGTATATAAATATCTCATTTATTTTTCCTATTCAATAAACCTGTTATAGATAAAAAACTATTGTATAATATTATCCCTATAGATAAACCAACAATAGTTAGCATTCCTATCATTGCTAATATTAGTAAAAATATGTTTAAAGCCATAAGAGTATCTAACATTATTTTATTCCTTACCTATTAAATATGATCCAGTTACCATAGAAGCAAGACCTAATATTATGATTAATAAAAATAAAGACCCTGTACCTCCATTAATCGCATCTATTATTAATAATATAAACATAATACTCATAGGTAAATGGAACAGAAACCTTCCTAGTAGCTTTTTCATTATTTCAATCCCTTCATACTAATAGTCTTAACATTAGGATGATTCTTTAAAGGATGGTCCATTGTACCGTTCTCGGATATAACAATAACCATTTGTGTTTCAGGATCAACATTAGTTCCATAATATCCATCAGTTAAAATAATAGTAAGATCTGGTTTAGCTTTATTAACTTTCTCAACAGTATCAGTCATATCCGTTCCACCAGATTCAATCTCTTCTTCTTTAATCTTATTACCTAATTTATATTTCTTAAGCTTATACAAAGAAGTGTGCCAGAAACCTAACATACATTTTCTACTACCTGCTTTAAGAAACCCGTCTACAACAGCTAAGAATTCGTTTAGTTCTTTAACTGAAATAGATCCAGATGTATCTGCTAATTCCCACAATTCAGGCAATTTAGCTAATGTTGTACCTTTAGCAACTACACCATATCGTTTATTTGGTCTTTTCCATGTAGCAGCTCTGTCAGTAAAGCTAACAGACTTTTTAATAGCAGATTGTAGTATCTGTCTATAGTTCATCTTATTTAAGAAAGTATTCATTTCTTCGATAAGATCTTTAATAGCATCTGGTAAATCTGATTTATCGTAACTAGTTTTTTCCATAGTACGTTTAATCATCTTTTTCATTTCTTCAGCCATTTGCTTCTTCTCATCATCAGAAAGACTATCCCACATATGTTGATCTAGAGTTTCTCCTTCTCCATATGCTTCTCCTCCTTCTCCAATTCCATCTTCTTTCATCTTTTCTCCAGCTTTTTTCAAAGCATTTGGATTATCTTTAAGTAATTCCAAATATACTTCTGCTGTTGCAAACTTAGGAAAAGGTTGACCGTCATCTGTTTCAAAATACTTAACATCTACACATCCTTCTGGAAGTGAGCGAATATACTGATTAATCGCCATATCTGCAGCTAGATTTGCTTTTTTAGCTTCATCTTTATTTGCTTCTGTTCTCTCCATTCCAAATCTAAATACGTGAGCATTAGTGAAATGTAACACTTCGTGGTGAAGAACACCAATACGATGATCTAACGACATTTTAGCAAAGAATTGAGGATTGATTAATATTTCAAATGATTGTCTCTTTTTATCATAACATAAAGCAGCTGTAGGTAATTGATATGATGGCTTAAAATTCATTTCTTGTAATAATCCACCAATGAATGGATTTTCGTTAGTAAAATAATATAAAGATTGTTGTAGTTCTTTTGAGAATTGTTTATATTCTTCTACTCTATCTACCTTAACTTCTTCAAGCATTTTATTAAGTTCAGGTATCTCTGTAATTTCTTTTTTAGTTTTTTCTTCTGACATTGTAAGTACCCCTTTTATATTATTATTATCTTATACTTTATAGAAAAAGTCAATATATTATTTCTATCTCCTAATTAAAAAATATCCATCAGTTTGCATAATGCCTTCGAATTTATCATCTGGATTCCAGAAATATTTATCTTTTACTATCCAATTAAAACTAATATATGATTTGGGCCAAATAGAATTACTAACTATCTTTACTGTCATATAACCTCCATTAGAATATAATTTTAAATTCGCTTAATTTTCTTATCCCATTGGCAAATAGGACGTTATTATCGTATGAATATACGGCATACGCAGCCCCATCTTTATAAAAACTTAAAGGAAGATTTCTTTTTTTATAGTGATCCCAATAATGTCCAATTTTCATAGTGGTGTTGTTTCTTCTATTATATTTTCTCGTACAAACCCTGTTATACCTCTACTGTAATAAGTAAATGAATCATCTTCATTTTGTTCTTCTATTAATTTAATAGATATAGTATTAAACATCGAGTAATTAATATTAAAAAATAATTCAGGTATAATATAATCGCTTATTTCATCTCTACTTATATTTACTATATCTAGTTTCATATAATCTCCAAGAAAAAAGACCTCCGGCAAGAGGGGACTGCCTACCAGAGGTCACGGAAAAGATTTATTGAGCTTTCTTTAATACTGCTTTGAAATACTTAAGTAAATCAGGATATTGTGTAGTTAGTGCATTTAAAATATCTTTTGAATTTCTTTTGTATTCCATTTCTTTAATTAAAGACATTGCTTGTTCAGGTCCAATTGCCAAACAGATTTCATATAACATTTCATCTGTTACTGATTTCTCATTCTCTAGTAATGATCTACAAGTAATTGAAACGTGACCAGTTTTATAGTTCTTAGGATCACAGAAGTCTCTTAATCGTTTCATTGACTTCTTTAATGACTTTTCAATTTCTTCAAACGTTACAGGTTGTTCATTATGTTTGAACTGATAAAATGCTTTACCTGTTAATTCTCCTAAGATTGCATTATAAATCTCTAGTTCTAAAGATTCAGGAACAGCAGATTTAATTGCATTATCTAATTTAGAGAATGTTCTAGGAGATAAGTACTTACTTCCTGCGACATTAGAAATCTCTTCTGGTCTAGAATACTGCCAAGTACCTGATTGTACGAATAATTGAATAACTGGATTATAGTTAACTTTTTCCATATACTCAACATGTACTTTTTTGCTATATTCTAGTTCAAAAAACTCCAATCGATCTTTAAGAGCAGTATCCATTGAATTTACATCATTATGCTCATTCTCTGGATTAATTGCTGTTACAATAATCCAGCCATCAGGTAATTGGTAATCTTTGACTTTACGGTCAGTCAGTAATTGCATAAAACAGTTCATAACTGAAGTAGTTCCACGATTAATCTCATCGATAAACATTACTCCATTGCCTTCTGTAGGCCAAAAATCAGGTAGAGCGTGTTCTGTTCGTTGTCTACCATTAGTGTTTACGATTGTAGGAAATCCAATTAGATCAGGCGCTTCTAATAAAGCCGTTCTGATGTCAATTACTGGATACCCTTGACTTCTAGCCCATTGCTGAACTATCTCTGATTTGCCAAGCCCTGGAGCACTTACAAAGCAAGGTGTAAATGTTTTACCTTGTTCGCGTGCTCTCTTAGCCATATTTAAAATTTCTGGAATGTGACTTACATTCATGTTTTGCCCCTTTGTTATTTTAGTTAAGAACCACTCTTAACTCTTATATAATTAGTGTATAATAGTTTCTATAATAAGTCAATACTTATTTTATAATATTTTATCTAATTTTGCTTGTTCCATGTCTTTATATTTAAACATATTGAATAATCCAATATAACCTATTCTATAAATAATGGTATCATCTATGAATTCAAGTAGTTTAGGATATTCTTTGTCATTACAGTTTAATATATGTAATTTCATAAATATATTGTTCCTAACATAGGAGTAAGACCATCTACTTGAAAATAAGGAAGACTCCCTTGACCTAATCGAACTGATCCATAGTATGTAGTATAGAATAGATGATTTGTTTGTCTAACGCTATCTATAAATAATTTCATAATTGTTTAAATAATCCTTGAAATTCTAGAATATAATCTGTTGTAAATTCAAATTCGCCTGTTACTTTATTTACATTAGCTAACAGTGGACTGAAACGTATAAACATTTGATTACTTAATAGTCCTATATAAATCATAATAGACCTTCATTATAAAACATATTAGCAGCGTTCCAAGATTGACATAATTGTTGATTAAAATGAATAAATACAGGAGTTTGATACTCATCTAATAACATAAAATAGATATATTTAGGCATAATACTAAAATCAGAACTATAATAAGCTTCTGGTTTACTATAAAGTTGCATATATCTCTTCCATAGATAAAACTAGTCCTATTGGTACTAAAGCTGCTCGTTTATGATATTCTGGATGCTGATTAAAATGTTCTATATACCATGAACCATTAAATACTAAAAATAAATTCCCACACCATTGCGTTACTATTAAGCTCATAACCAATTCTTCTCTCTATATGCATCTATTTCATCACTAACTACTTTAATTGTTTTTCTAAATCCAGTTGTAGTTTTGCGATCATATATCTCAGATGTTGCAATATAAAGTACATCTTCCCATCCACCTGTATAGTATTTATTATGATAATAACTTAAAAATGATTTATATATTAATAATTTCATAAATAATACCACGGTACTATTATTTTTGTTGGTGTTATTCTACTAAATTCAAACCTAGTTGAGTCTATCCATCCAGAGCAGTTTGCCGTATTGCCTAAATTCAAGTACTTAATTTTACTATCATAGAAAGAAATAAATACGTATAGTTTCATAATATTTTATCCTTATCAAAATCCATAAAATCCAACACACTATGATGAAAATTTCCACGTATGTTTATTTTATAAATATATTCAAATCCTACTCCAAAATGTAATTGGTTGAAACCAATAAATAATTTCATAATAATACCCTATTAGGGAAAGTCCAGCAACTTTGAACTAAAAGGCTTTCTCCTATGAATATTTGTCCAATGACTAATAAATGAATTGGTTGTTTATGAAAATCATAATTAACTATACATAGTTTCATATAAGTATAGCCGTTCTGTCGTGATTCGACTCTGCTGTTGCACAAAATACTTTATGATTCTGTATTATATATACATGGAGTAATGTATTATCACTAGTTGGGAAATGAAAAGCTAATACTTTACCTTTGTTACTAAACCATGGAGCAATGTAAGAAGTTAATTGTATTTTCATAATTTAATATTACTCCAATCTGGATCATCTATAAATGCAGTTCCTATATGATTTGAAATATTTAAATAAAACCAAATTCTAGGATCTTTATTATAATAAACAGCAAAACCTAAGTCATAATTTATACTCCAAGGAGACTTACTTAAATATAATACAACTTTTATAGCGTCCAAAACTTATACCCAGGATAAGATGAATGTACGTCAAAGCTAAAAGTAGAATCAGTATGGTAAAATCCACTATGTTGCTTCGAATTTATGAATATATCCATAGTATTACCTTTAGTAGTTTGCATTATTATTATCGTAGTCATTGGTATATTATAAACTAAGTAATAGTTCTTGTAAAGCTTTTTGATTCTTTTTTAATGAGTAATTTAAACACATTTTAACATCTATGATTGTTTCGAATCTTTTTACTGTTTTAAACAATTTTTCGTAAAATTTAACTTTATTATGATCTCCACTAAATTCAGATGCCAGTCCTAACTCCCCAGATTCTTTGGGATATACATATACTTTATCACCTTCTTTATATTCTTTTCCGGCAACTGCTCTTAGTAATTTTTGCTCATTTTCTCGTACAGATGCATACGTTTTCTCAGAAAGAGTCATCTTTTTTGCCCAAGGCGTAATATCTTCTATCTTACTAATTTCTTTTATATAACTTGTATATACAGCAGGAATTTCGTCTATTTTATTAAAAACAATAAGATCAATACACTCTTTCAAAAACTCTTTAAGTCTAGGTTCTAGTGTTGATGATTTTAATGATGAACCTTTAAGCTTGATTTTTTTACCATCATACATTATATAATTCTTAGCTTTTAATATTATATAGCGTGGAAAATAACCATCATCCGTAAATTTAATCTCAGAATGATACAAACTGTTAAGTTCTTCTAAAAGAGATTCTCTTTCATCTTCTGAAATAAAGGAACCATCTTGTTTACATATACTAATGGCATCTGTATCTATATTACAGAGAGTAAAACTATGTTTCTTCTGTATCATCTGTATTCTCCTCTGTAAAATATTCAGGTGCAATTTCTTCAAACTGTTTTCCTGTTGCCCAAGTAATTGCAGTTCTTAATATTTCTCTTCCCTTTGCTGTAATAAACTCTGCGCATTTTGGACTATTAAAAGAAAGTCCTGTCGCCCCGTAGAATCCGTAAAAGCTGTTTAATATTCCTTTGGCTGCGGTATCCATATCTTTATAGTGTTGAAGTCCGGTTTCTGCTGCAAGTCTTTTGTACTCTAGTCTGTTCTTTTTGAATTCCTTAACCAATGTTAATAGGTAAGCATTTGGATCTTTTTCTTTATCATATACTTCATGTGCAATTATTATCGATGGGTACATAGCAGCACAATCAAATTTTGCTACGTTATCATAAATACCTGCTCTCCCCCAACTCAAAGCGCCCTCAAACTTGTTTGTTTCTGATGCTTTAGGTAAAGAGTGCCCTTGTTGTAAATATGCTCGCATCATCATTGAATTGATTTGACTACCAGACGCAGTTAACAATACTTTACTAAATGATTTGGGGACCATCTGACTAGTATAGAAGAACAGGCTACCCATTAGATCCCAAAGCTTAATTGCATCATCTGCATCGTCTTTACAATATTCCTTAATCTTTCTAAATTCTTCTGGATCTTTGTATTTGAATCTTATTTGACTTGCATCGTAAAAGGTACGTCCAGGTGTTTCTAGCCCAAGCTGCGCAATTAACGATTTTAATCCGTATGATTCCATTGCTCTTGCTACATCATATTTAATAGCAAGAAAATAAGTATCTACTATCTCTCTTCCAAATATAGAGGCTTCATGATAATGAAGATCTCTTGTTCCATCCAATCTAAAATTTGACTCACGACTTGAAAACTTTATTTCTGACCCATCTCTTCCCCAATTCAAAGAAGTACCATTATCTTGTGCTATCTGTGCTAAATATGGTAAATCAAATGCTATTAGATTATGTCCAATAATTAATGCTGGGTTGTAGAGCTGTACATGACTATTCATTGCTTCTATTAATTCTTTAGGAGAAGGGTATTCGTCATATGCATAGAATTTTTTAATAGTAACATCTTTGAATCTAAATGTTGTAGATAAACAAAGAACCATGGCATCTTCATTTAATGGATCTAACCCTGTTGTTTCTATGTCTAGAGATAGTAAAGATACATCTTTTGGATGCATTCCTTTAAAATAAGAAATTCCATCTTTAATCATTGCTGATTCTTTTTCATTCCATACCGTAGTAATATCATTATTCTTTTTAAATATAGCTCTAAACTTTTGAAAATCTTGTCTAGATGTGTATTGTTTTCCCCATTTATAATGTAAATCACCTTTAAGTCTAACCCAATCTCTTTGTACTTGTTTGTCAGATAATAACCAATATTTATTAGGTTCTATCTTAGTTTCAACAGTACCATCTTCATTTTGAATGAATAATTCAATATTAGAACCGTCTTCATGATCAACAACTTCCAACCCTACGACTTTTTCAAATTGATTCTTACCGAAAATCAAGGGATCATAAAGACTCATAATAATTCTCCCTAAATGGAAGAGAACTTGACCATCTATCAAAATATGTATTATAGTAAGAAATAAAATTTAGGCTATGTTCGAATCTATCATCTTTATCGTACAGTTTGAAACCTAATATTAAGTTATTACGAAAAGATTTTATTCCTATTTTCATAAAACAACCTCAATCCAATCTATATGACAGGAATACTCGTCATCGAATATACCATCATATCTACCTATGTATCCGTATAAATCCCAAGCACACATATGAATATTCTTTCTTTTTAAGTATACAAGATATATGTAATTAGGTCCAGCACTAATTCCTAGTTTCATAATATATTATATCTATCTTTTCCTATTGGTTTTGTACTTGACCAACAATCAATTGAAGCATTATTATGTATAAACGTTAAGGTAAAGTTTCTTCCATAATTAGGATACATAATTTCATAAACTAATACTTTAAAGTCCAATTCTTCACTGAACATGGCATGTCTATATTTAGTTCCTATATTCATTAAACTCCACCTATGTTAGTAATAATTCCTGAATACTTAATTATTCCTCCAGCAGTTGAAGTTATATTTGAATTTGCTGATAAATAAACAAATGCATTGGGTTTATTAGAATAGGCAATATACTTCCCATTTTCAAAATTATTATAACTTATTGGGGTTACATGAAAACCATCGCTACCATAACTAAACCATTCGCTAGGTTTATTGATAGGATTATAATATATTAACATATGGTTGTCTATAAAATTTAATAAATATGTCATAATATCTTTTTATTTGTACTATCTCTTACGTGTTGTTTTGCTAATAACTTAGATGAGAAAAACCAAAGGAAGTTATCAATATGTAAATGATCTCCGAGTATTGCTCTTTTGTTTTTATGAAAATAAAAATCTAAATAATCATTTATTATTGTAGTTTTGACTATAACCATTACTAATTACCTTCATCTTTATTCTTAGGTATAGATACAGCACTAAGTCTTTGTTCTTCTTCAGTAACTTCTTTTACTATTTCAACTGTAATAACATTATTCTTCTTAACAGCTCTAGATATAGTCAAAGCATCATCTGATAAATAAATGTATTCATCGTCTATTTCTAACATATATCCAGCAGCTACTAAAGGAATTAAGGCATTATCAGTTGCAGCCATTGGACCAGAACATACAATCTCAACTAATTCACCTATAAACGATAAATAGAATACATTGTGAATACTAGTACTATTTTGACTTACTTGTTCTTCTTTTGTTTTCTTTTTAATTTTAGCCATAACTTCCTTTATAATATTCTATCATCTTTTGTATTAAATTCGACATCGGAATTTATTTGAATGAAATGTTCAACTTCATTGTGTGAATTCATATGAATAACTATTACTAAGTCTTTATTAACCGAAATCCACATATTTGTTCTATATATACTTATCATTTAGTTCCATCCAGTGTCCTCTTTTGATTCTTTTTCTTCTTGTGCTTTTCTATTACGTACTTGTTTTAAATGATCAATTTGAAATTCGTCTAATTGATAAATTTCTCCTGTAGCTCCTGACCATCCTAAATCTAATGTGAATAATTCTCCCATTCGATTCTTTAAACATTTAATAGTAATGAACTGATCGTCTTCTGGATGTCTTGGATCATACCCTGGTCTAGACATACCTAAAATTATACTCAGGGCCTGCTCCGACGAACTAGAACCCTTCAAATTTCTATATGACTTCAATTCATCTGCTGGAGTACCTGCCATTTTATTTGGCTGCAATAGTACAATGATACAAATATTTAACTTAGTGGCTATTTCTCTAAGTTTTTGGGCAACTTGTGCACTTCCTGCAGTCATATCAGCAAAATCAGTTAATACTAGTTCACTGTAATCTACTACTGCTAATCTTAGTTTTTTCCCTGTCTTTTCTTCTGTATATTTAATAGTTTTTTCTATGTTTTCTGGAGTCATTCCAGTTTTAAAACAAAAGTCAACATTCTGATATTCTTTTTTTAATACATCTACTACTTTTTTCTGAAAATTAACATCGCCATTTTTAAATTTTTCAAATATTTCTTTATCTGATACTTTTAAATGTTTTTGTACTAACTTTTGAAACACTAAAGCATGATACATATCAAAACTAAAGAAAATAGATTGTTCGTTAGTATTAGACATATTATTCAAAATCTGTAATGATAATGTGGTCTTGCCAACCCCTGGTCCTGCGACAACTCCTACAGTCATTCCGATTGTCATTCGTGCTTTTTCATCTAAAGGTTTAATTCCTGTTTTAATAGTTAATTTATCAATATTAACTGCATAATCTTTAAACATATCAAACGCTGAATCTATGGATATAGTAGGTTCTTCATCTGTATCATTAGGATCAATGCCTATTCTTTTACTATACTGTTGTAACCAAACGTTATTTTTAATACTATATGAACCTCCATTCCATTTATCGCTATACACGGTATATAGTATATTACTATCTAAATCTTCAACTGGAGGTTTTTTAGTATTAGCTTGGAATTTCTCATCAAAAGTTATACATAATGCTCTAGTCATCTCTTCTGGATAGCCCAAACCTTTGCAAGTTGCTGCAATAACCATTAAAGCTTCGTGTCTTTCTGATTCTTTAACTTGAACAGCATTTAATAGTGCCCATTTATAGTCAGGCCAATGTCTAGGCTTATTACTTAAAGATAAACTAGTTACTGGAGTTACTACTTGTTTTTCTGGAACAACTTCTTCTTTAAAGTATTCTTCTGATATCTCAGTATTTCCCCAATTAAACTCACTAGTTACATTATTAATATCTTTTGCTAATACTTTAATCTTATCCATAGACAAGGTACTAAGCTGTTGTACTGTCAATGGAATCTTGTACAATCCTGTTTTATTCATCGTCCAAGGTACTCTTAAAATTTGACTTGCATCAAAAAGTGATGTGTCAAAAGTTTGTAATCCTTGAGCAAACTTAGTCGCTGCTAATTGAGTTTGTCTTGGAGTTAATTCTTTGTTTAAAGTGATGATAACATGAAATCCTTTATTACCAGAATAATAGGCTTCTATGTCTTTTTCTTTTATTCCTTGAGTAATGAATCGTTTACATAGCTCTTGTGCATCTTTCTTAGCATTATCTGGAGTTTTTTCATCGTCAAAATCAAATACTAGCTTATTAGTTTTAACGTCTGTCACTCCACGTAATGAACCTTTTTCTTTTAGAATCTTAACATGATTATCGTTGTAATAATATACACTCTGATACCAGTCAGTGTTAATACCTGACTTATCATTTTCAATAACGTCTACTACTTTATTAGGTTCAACTAAAGTAGGAAGTCCAGATAAACCTTTTTTAAGTACTACATATTTATTGTTTGTATTAGACATATTGTTCATGTGTTCCTTTTTCTTTTTAGTGTATCAAATTATTATAACAAAGTCAATGTTGAATATTCTAGTCCATTCCATGTGAATAGTCCTCCTAGAGTCCCTATATGTGCATACGGAAATAACGGATATACAGGACAATCGTAACTTATGAAAAATTCAGCACCTATGTATATTTTCATAAATGTTTCAATTTCTTATAATATTGAATATTAGTTCCAATTAAATATCCTCCTCGTCCATTGTCGTAGTTAAAAAACATAGAGTATTCGTACTCTTCAAATGCTTCAATATGATACGTTAATGAATGATACAGATGTTCAGCTACTTTAGATTTATATATTTTCATAAGTATTTTAATTTATCTTTGTCGATAGACCCATAACCACTAGTAAACAACCTACAATAAGCATCTGCGTATATTTGATATTTAAATTCAAAATCTTTAACATATATTAGATTATAGTTAGGTACTTTGCCTGTTACATACCAATTGCATGATAATTTCATAAATTATATAACTCCGACATACCACGATGTGTAAAACAATCGATGTGTGTATCATATGCCATTAATTCCCCATCAGTATCAAAATAGAAAATCTCATTAAATGCTAAGGTAGTTGGTCCTAACCAATGCATTTTTCTTGAACTATAGAAAGTATTATGTTTTGTCCCATTACTTTTATTTACTAATCTTGATAATTTCATAAATATCCTTCAACCATTAAGTGATCTTCATTCCAAAAAAAAACATACCCAGTTCCTGTAATATAAAAATAAGTAGTCTTAGTAGTTAATTGTAACACGTCGGTCATTCCATATATACATGATTTTAGTTTAAATGACATATGCCTCCAAATAAAAATGGATGAGAAATACCACATCTTGTAATATCTCTCATCCTGAGACTAGTAACTTATTAATTTATGTTAGAACTTATTGTTCACGTCAAATGTTGAATTTATATTAATAACTTACGTATATACCATCCATAGTTATTACAAAATATAATTACGATTCTTTATTTACTAAAACCAACTCGCCTAAAACATAATCAGGTATTTTGCTGATACGTTCACGAGCTTTTTCTGCATTCTCTTCTGATAATTTACCAGCAGAAACAGCAGCTTCTAATGATTTAAGTTGATAAGATTTAGATTCTACTGATAGAATTTGACCATCAGAAACAGTCAACGTTCCACCTGTATTTTTAAGATAAAACTTAAGATAATTAGATTTATCTGCATCTTTGTTTTTTACAACTTGACCTACGATAGTTCTTTTGTACTTTGGTTTAAACATTTGATTCTCCTTGTGTATTTGTTTCTTCTACTTTATTTTGTTCTAAAATTTTCTGTCCTTCTTCTGCCTTCTGTAACTCTAAACTTAGTTGCATAACAACTCGGTTGAAAATCATCTGATCTCCAAGATACATAGCCGATCTTTCTTTATCTGTTTTAAGTCTATTAGCAGCTGGTACTAGCTCTTTAGCTGCAAGATTTAAACATAACCGCTCTAGTTCATTGCGAGATAGAACACTAAGCATACCTTTAAATCTAGGATATTCTAGTTGAAAGAATGCAGCAGCAACGTCTTCTGGAGATAATCCAGTTTGAGTCTTAAGCTCATTCTCTAATTCTTCTCTAGTCATTTCATTAGGATTTAGTATTTCTTGTTTTGGTAAAGTATCTTCGCTCATTTGAACATTCCTTTTATTGATAGCATATATTGGTTTAGTTTAAAAGTCAATCTAGAATCACGTTTAATTGCTTCTTCTGTTAATTCTTCCATGCTTTTAAGTAATAACTTTTGTAATACGTTATTATTACATACAAATAAGTAAGTATTTAATTTAGTAAAAGCTTCATCTAGTTCTTGGTTTTCTGGAGTATCAGCCATTCCTGGATACTCTGAGCTGTGTCTACTTGACATTAATACTCTCCTTTGCTTCTTGATACCCTTTATAAGCAGATTGAAGAATTCCCAACATAGCAATTATTCCAATTGCAGGATGAGTGAATATAGTAAGTCCTACACATACTCCTATTGCCAATCCTGTAATCATTTGTACTAGTTGTTTTAGTATTTCTATCATGACCAACCTTCTTCTGTTGTAGGAGCTGCTACTTGTACTGGTTGTGATTTAGGTTTTCTGAAACTACCAGTTTGAGATGGTGCAGCTATTGTAGCTACTTCTTGTTTAGTCTCTTCTTTAGAAGCAGAAGAAGACTTACCTCTACCCATACTAGCTTCTCCGTCATCATCGTCTGCACCAAGAGATACAAATGCTTGTAGGCCGTATCGTCTAGCATAAGATACAGCAGATCCATAAGCTTGTGGATCGTTTTGTTTAGCACAAACTACTTCAGTATCTGAACACATATATTGTCCAGACTCATGTAACAACGTAGTACGAACATAAGATTTTCCTTCTTTTTGTACCATTGGTTGTAGTACTGAAATCCCATGCTTAGCTAATGCTGGTTCAGACGCTTCTCTCACAGCATTTAGATCTGCAAATTTAGATTTAAAGAATGGATTTCTTGCATCTTTAATTGCATTAGTCATTTCTTTTTTAGCAGCCAAAATTGCTGGTGCTAATTTATCTATTGTTGTACTCATTACAAGATTTGTCATATTGTTTCCTTTAATTAAATAATTTTTTAGCTACGTTAATTTTAAACCGCTCTTGAGCGCCCATCTTAGTTCCATCTTCACCATGTAAAATCCAATTACCAGTTTGTTTAGTTAATGGATCAATAGGGATTTCAGCAACTACCCAAGCGTTATTTAAATAGATAATAGAAAAAGCAGCACTACTAAAGTTAGCAACAGAAGCACTTGTTTGCTCTAATGAAACGTTAGAGGTTTGTTCATCGTTTGCAAATGATACTCCAAGACCAGATAAAGTATTAGCTTCTAGTTGCACTTCTTCTTTTTTAGACTTTGATTTAAACATAGTTTTCTCCTTAATGTTTATTTATTATACACTATATAATTGTAATGTCAATTCTTATTTTTATTATTTAATTCTTTTATTAATCGATTAGTACGTAAGGCTGCAGCTTGACTAGTTCCTTTTTGGGTAATACCTCCAGCATTTATGTATTCTCCCATTTCCCAAAATTTAACATATTTACCATAGTTACTGAATTTACTACGTTTACCTTTAGGATTAATTGAACCTACTACTTGAATACGACGATCTACACAGGCTGGATATATGTTACAATTTTTATCTAGGTTCTTACCAAAATTACCAGCACTAGCTACAATATTAATACCTTGCTTTAATAATTCATTCATTGCTATAATTTCAATAACGTCTACGTGTGTTCCTTGTATAGACATATTTATAATATCTGGATTTAAGTCTTTAACATATACTAACATTTGTTTGTATTTAGCATAATCAAAAGGTGATTCTTCACTAAAGATTTTAATAAATATAACACAATAATCTACTTTTTCTAGATCTTTAGCTATTATATGTACTATGTTTTGACCATGTGGAGTATTATCTTCCATAGTCTTATCTTGTGTTATGTTTCTATCGTATATACCATTATCACATGATTTAAACGTTCGAGCATTTACATAATATCCAGAATCCATAACAACTACACGTATTTGTTTAGCATAAGATAACATAGGTAATAATAAAAGAGTTACTAGTAATTTCATAGCCATGTATACTCACCTGCTTCTTCATCGTGGTCCAACCCACTTACTAATACTCCGGTATGTAATGTTGCCCATTCTCTGTGTTTTATATTATAATATAAATTCTGTAAATTATATTTACTTAAAAATAATCTCATATAAAAATAAATCTTTCTTCTTGTTCTCTGATTAATTTAGGTTCATTACCGTTCATTGACCATCCAACAAAGGACCCTTCATTGGTTATAGTATTAAGTATATATTCTTTATAATAAAAACAATACCTATTTGTTTCTATGAATAATCTCATAAATAATGTATCCCTGAATCTTCTATTTCATCCCAAACGTGTTCTTCGTGATAATAAAACGTATTTAAATGCATATACCATATTTCTGTTTTACTAGACTCTATATATAATATATTATCATATAATTCGTAAGTAATTTTAAATAATTTCATAAAAAATTAAAATTCACATAATCTTTGTTTGTTAAATCGTTTTCGGTATTCATATTACCGTATTGACTAAAAGTGTACCATGAATATATATAATCAGTAAAGTATATTTGATGTTTTACTCTTGGTGACATAAATATCTTCATATTTGTTTAATATCTTTACATAAACCTGTTAAAAAATCACTAGCTAATATTCCACTACGACTTATTCCTAAACCCCAACCTGAATGTTCATCAACGTTATAAAATATAAAAGATATATGTGTAAAGTTTCCTATAAACAACATTACTTATCGCTCTTTTCCACTAACCCTGTACTATCTTTATTATTACAGTAGTTAAAGTAGGTGCATTTGCCGAACTTATTTGTGCAGTTCTGTGTATTCTTTTCAAATTTAGCTTCTTTAATTCCATTCAATACTGTTTCATATTCATTGAATGTTTTCTCTACTGTATCTTCTGATACTGTATCAATTATAACTTTAATATCTATCGCTGGTTTCTTTTTCTTGTTAATCTTCTTAGGTAATACTATATAAGCACATGCATCTAACTTGTACTCTTCTTTTAATGGATCAAAATACGTTGCTAGTTGTGCGCTATTCTTAACACTGTCTGCTTCATACTTAACTGAACTAGTCTTGTTATCTACTAGTAAAATTCTACCATCTTCCCATTCACATATGAAGTCTGTCTTTATTACTAGTTCATCGTTTGTATGATTCTTTATTGTTTGATCTAATTGTACTTTAATTACTCGTTTAATCCTTGGCATTATCTGTTCATTATACTCGGTAATTAATATATTACCTTTTTCATATAACGATAACCAAGACTTATCTTTTTCATTTCTAGGTTCAACATCTTCTATTAAATGTTCTTCTAAATCTGACTTAGTGTACTTAATGTTTTGATTATCTCTAAACATTGTCCAATATTCTTGAAACTTAATAAGAGCTTCATTTAAACTTCTAGTCTCTAGTAAGGTGTTAAGCCCAACGTCTACTGCAGCTCCAAATGCAAAACTTGACTTCTCTTCTGTTGGTCTTAGTTTTCTCATGTAATGGAGATACCACTGGTATGCGCAGCCTAAATAGTTTTCCTTTGAGGAATGACTAATTCTCATAAATATTTACCTTTATAGAACAAAGGGTTAGATGTCGCTGTAAATGAATTAGTATTTGCTTTTTCATTTATAAAATCACAGTACAATATATTACCATTCATTCCATGAAATCTATGAAATTTTAAATAGAAATTAGTTGGTAATAGATACATTTTATTCATTTTTTTAAACACTTATCCTTGAATTCTTTTACAGTTAATATCTTACCATTAGATCCAACAGAACAGTTAGTTAAATCTTCAAAACAACTAATACTTGATTCTGTTTTATCATAAGAGCTTTTAAAAGAACTATTAGGAGTTGAAGCCCCAGTACATAAAACAAATATAAGTTGAACTAATACTTCTTCTGTCATTTCTTATCCTTTAACCATTTGATTTTAACGTTACACCAATCGCTATGATATTCTGGACTATCGTCTTTACCCATAGTAACAGTTACACCACATTCACACTTATTTGTCAAGTCTGTTTCTTTATATTCTGATTCAGTTTTATTCTCACTGCTTGAGTAGCCCCAAAAAGAACTATCATCCCATCCATTAGTAATACCTTTAGGTAATCTAGACATATGTTCCTTAATAATGTTCATTTGTTATTACTGTTCCGCCGTTAGTTACTGTAAAATAACAAGCGGTACCATCGCTCGTCATGTAGCTACCATCTCGAAGTATAGATAAGAATCTACTCCCACCTGTTTCAAAGTATACTACAATTTTACCACTACTAGTAATCATTCCCACTTCGTTATAGAATCCTGGTTTATTACCACAAAAATCATGAAATACTGTAATATTTTCATTAGTTTGTAATGTCACTAATGTTGTCGTTTGTGTAGTTACAATAGTTTGTATCGTTGAGATATTAGATAAAGTACTAGCTATTTGATTTTGTAACAATAAATAATCATTTGACTCTTTATCTGATAATTGATTTAATTGTAACTCTAATCCTTGTAACTTAATTGAATCTGTATTTATCATACTAATAGTAAGACTTACCAGATTTTCAATCAATAACACTCGACGATTAAGGTCTTCTATTTGTTCATTTTGACTTGTTTGTTGTTTTTTAAGTTCATCTACTTGGTCTTGAATTCCGCATCCGGTTAGACCTAATACAAGAACTAAAACTACCAAGTACATATATTGTTTCATTTTGATTTTCTTTTGTGTTTAACTAATTTCTTAGGTAATTTAAATAATACTAAGCTACCTTTTCTATGTTCATTATCGCTAGTTTTAATTCCATATGCTTTCTTTTTAAGCAATTCATGAAGTAAATATGTCTCTAAGTGATGACCAAATGCTTCATAGAATACATCACTAACTAACATTCCATAATCTAAAGGCCATCCTTGTTTCTTTTTAGGATTAAAATGATTTTTATGTAAATCATCTACTACTTTTTTAGCTGCTTTTTTAAGCGCAGCATTAGTATTTTTATTACTTAAAAACTTTTCATCAATTACGATATTTATCATAGGTTTCATATGTACTTTCTCCGTTACAATTACTGTACTATATTATTAATATTATGTCAAGGGTTATTTAATTGGACACTGTCCACCAATACATTCGAAACTGTCTAACATATCAGATTCATTAACATCTCCAGAGATAATAGGTGTAACTAATTTAGAATACTCTTCGTATTGTTCTTTATTTATTTCTTCCATTGGTGCTTGTAAAAAACCATGATCGCTATGTAATAAGAAACTTACCGATTTAACTGAGTTATTATAATTCCTATATAACCAATCTTTAATAGAATCTAACTCTTCTTTTTTATAATACACAGTACAACTTACCGCATTATCTGACCATTCAGTTTGCATTCTTTTTACATATTCTAATTGTTCTACTGCGGTTAACTCTTTAGCTAATACAGTCCCTTGAGGAACTGCACAAGGGAAAGAAACTACCACAGTATTTCTATCTTCTGTACCATCGAACTTCTTTTGGTATTCAGAATAGTATCCGTGTTTACGACATAGATTGGCTAATGGACTATTAGACGCTATTCTAATTCTTCGTATATAGTACTGAGCAAAAGCAGGATGAACCCCACTAGTGACTCCAGCTAACAGACTTAGGGTACCACTAGGCTTAACTGTTGTAAGTTTAATCGAAGAAGGCCAATTATGTTCTAATGAGTATTGTTTATCAAATTCACGAAGACTTACATATGTATCTGATAACCAAGACCTTTGTTCTTCTGTTGCTTGTAAGTAGCCAGTTATCCCTATTCCCATTCGCATATGTTTATGTACTACTTCTTGTGTTTCTTCTAAATGACAAGGTAGTGCCATTGAATGTTTATTGATACGATATAAATATTTACATACTTTAAATAATTCTTCTTTAGAATTAATATTAGGTAAAAATACTTCAGCTAAGCAACATGTCTCATATGGTGCTAACGACTGCTCGGCGCAAGGATTGAAAATAGCAACATCTGGATCTGGATATTGGGTTTCACCTAGTCTACCCATTTGTCTAGCTAAGCTCAAATTAATCAAACCAAAAGGTTCACCATTACCTTTGTATCCTTCCCAAAATTGTTCTGGTAATTTACTGATATCGTTACATACTACTGAGTTATTAGACATAGCTCTATAGTTCGGTATAGACCCTAGGTCCCATCGTTTAGAATTTAAGTACTGTAAATCATCGGCATCACCCAATGCGATTTCCGCTGATCTGCGCACGTTTCCTGCAACTACAATAGATCCAATAATATTCATTATATCTAAAGCATCTATTGGTCTTATTTTTTTATTAGCTCTATCATTTAATACTTTATTAATATCAGCAATTCCTTGACATAATTCTTCTGGGCCTGATGCTGATCCACCGAATCCTTTAATTAAAGCCCCTTTACTTCTTATTAATACAGTTGAATATGTAAAGCTTTTACCTGTTTCAAAATGAGCTTTAAGTGTTTCTTCTAATAATTTAACCCAACCAGCTCTAGTATCTGGTACAATAAAATCAGCATCGTTTGTGTCTTGTCTTGTAATTTTAACTTTTTTTACTTTAGGTAATTGATATACGTATTCTCTTTGTATATTAAACCCTACTCCACTGCCTAGCATCAATGCATCCATAGCCCAAGTAAATGCTCGAATAGAATCAACTACTGTAGCTGCGCAGTTCTGTAAGCTAAGAAGTCCTAGTTTTGATACAGTTTTAGTACCTAATTGCCACCAGAATCGTCCGGCAACTGATCCTTTTAATGACATGAATATTTCAATTAATTCTTTTTCTTCTTGTTCATTAAATCCTACTTTAAGTTGAGTTTTACATGCTTTAATTACTCTATCAATAGAATCTGTAAATTCTTCAGTTACAGAATTTGGATCATTTTCATTTAATCTTCTAGCGTATGTTCTTTTAAATGTAACATAACCTAATGGTCCCCATGGTGTTTTTGACACAGCTATTACCCCTTTTTAAAAAAGCCTATAATTATTAAAATTAAACTAATAATATACAATATAATCATTTCTTATATTTATTCCTAATATTAGTTAATTCAACATATGACTTCATTAAGTCTACATCATTTTCTGTTTGTTTGCTAGTAAAATATTCAACATATACATTTTTATATGCTAAATAAATAATAGTACTAAAACCTATAATAGCTACATAATTACCTAACAGTAAATTAAACATTTATAACTCCTTTGTTGCTACTACAATATATGCTTCATGAATCTTTATTATTATTGTGTTATTTAATCTACTTATAAAATAATAGTCATATACTTTATAAAATAAATCAGCAGTAAATCCTTTTGTTTGGTCTGTATATAATTTCATATAAAATACTGTTTACCGTTTATTAAAGCCAATCGAATTAATGTTTTAACAGTTTGATAATTTAATTTTCTCTCTTTAGCAATATCTATTATATCCTTCTCTTCAAATAAATAAGAATATACTAATGGTTTAGTCTTTTTACCCAATGAATCTAACCATTTAGTAATAGATTTAGTCATTACTCCCATGTCTTTATTTATTATTAATTCATATTCATTTAGTTCTTTATTAGAATCTAATGATTTAATATGTATATTGTTTTCTCTTAGCTTGCGTGGTTTATTATCTATTTTAGTTTTACTATTAGTACTGTTGACATATGTATCATTAACAGCGTCAATGGCTTTATTTTTATCTTTAAACACTTTAGTAAAGTAAGTAATATAATATTTATAATTCTCTTCTATTTCTTGTTGTAACTCAGATCTTATATTTCCGATGTTCTCTTTCAAATTTTGCTCCCAACAACAATAGTTTAGTTTTAACTTCTTTTTTAGCCATAGTAACAGAACTAGCAGTTCCATTATACACTACTTCGTTATTAGAATTGTACACTACCCACTCAATACGGTCAAGCAGTAAGTTAATATGTCCCATATAAAAATCATTAGAACAAAATAAATCATCTGTAAATAGTAATGTCTTATCTTTACTCTGATAAAACATTAGTCTCTTCATAACGGAGTAAGCTCCATACTAGTAAACTTAACAAACAACTTAACATCATAATTGTTTTTAAAGATCTCAAAGGTAGTTCTAGCATCTACTAAGGCACCTTCAAAGTACTTAGCTGTACCTAGTTGTTGGTACTTCTCAGACATAAATATCTTTGATTCTTTAGCATCTGTTAGATTCTCTTTGTATGTTTCATGATTCATAGATCGTTTAAAGTATCCCCATGACCAAAACGAATGACTGTTCTTATCAGGGCTAGGTGCATCTCCAACAGGGTATGGAGTAGTTCTGTAGTGTTGTTTAATAGTAGTTTCTATGTCTTGTTCATTATGTGCTGTAAATACTATGTCAGACTTCTTAACCTTCATTAATCCATTAGGTCCTGGTTGTACTGATTCATATTTTAATTCTTCTACATTCATATTAAATCCTTAACTCACAGTTTTTATTGTTAACTAATACCGAACTTGTATCTATAATCCAACTTGGTGTAGTATCTGGAAGAATGTATTTATTATTAATCACTCCCTGTAGTACATATTCTTTCTGTTTTAATACCGCAGATGTTCTTATTTCTATCACCTTTTCGACATATAACCCATTAGATAAACAATCACCTATTTGATATTTGGCTTGCATTTTTGGTAAGTTAGTAACAATAAAATCGTTGGTTGATAACCCTAATACTAACCCTGCTACAAAAACTAATATTAAAATTCTCATATTAAATTCCTTTATCTTTTTTAATTAATTCTAATACATACTCAGCAAATTCCTCGGCTTGGCCTATCGTTTCATTAAAAAACTGAGCAAGTATGATTCCTTTTTTAAAATATCCATATTTATCAGTAGTCCCGTTTATTAATAATGTAGTAGTTTCGTATCCTGGTATATCTGGATTATCATGCTTAGCTAATTGTATTTTCTTCTTCATATTAAATCCTTTTTCTAGTTTGTATATAATTAAATCCACCAGAATTTGAACTAGCTAATATAATCTTTACATTATCTCCAGATAAATCTTCAAACTCCACTACTAGTCTATCCATACCATCTATCATTTCTATATGTATTTCGGCTTGAACAGCAAAAACTGATTTAAGTTCTTTTATTGCTGTCTCTAAATCTTTTACATCTATTTTCATTTTTCACCTCTAAACTCTTTCAACTTTTGAAGTGCCACTTGAGCAACATCAAAACATTCATTTTTTGCATTCTCTGCATCACAATTTACACTTGTATCATGCCCAATTCTTTCCAATGCCCCCTCAAGCTCTGCAATTATCTTTTCATACTCGGCAGATGCTACGTCAAAGCCTTCTATAAACTTAAGTCTACGTTGTTCATAATCGTATGAAGCCCAGCCTGAAATCGAAGGTACTACTTTTAATGTCATTTCATTTTTCAATTTCTCGAGTCTGTTCATTTTTCACCTCTATAATTTCAAAGCTTCACATGCTGCTAATATATCAGCTTGTTGTTCTGGTGTAAAGGTATTAAATCCTACTTGATCTCCACAATATTTATTCTTAAAATCTAATACATCTGCAACATTAATATTAAATATTTTCATATTCTCTAATGTACAATTAGCAATTGATTCTTTCTGTAGTTCTGCTGTTGTAAAATTACTTAACGGATTAGCCTCTAAACATAACTCTTTAATTTGCTCTAGGTATTCAAGCCTTACTACTACATAGGTATAACTACTACCAGACTGTGTTAGCTTTTGTTCGCCATTGAATCCACATCCAGCTAGTAACAATAACATAATTAATAATTTCATTTTTTAATCTCCAAATAAAAAGTCAGATATTA